ACTGTAACCGAGAATTTTACCAAAATAGCAGATTTATGGTCACCTATTTTAGGTTTAAAGGTTACACCAGAACAAGTTGGACTATGTATGGTTCAAGTAAAAATAGCAAGGCAGTTGTTTAAGGCAAAACGTGATAACCTTGTTGATGGTGCCGGATATTTTGCCACACTTGAAAAACTTAGTAAAGGAGAGTAAAACATGATACACCTACAACCAACAAAAAACGCGGAAACAATCGCCGACTATTTGCACGAAAACGGCAAGCAATGGCAAACCAAAGAAACTGTTTCAATTCCTCATTCATTTGCGGGGTTGAAGTTTACAAAAGGAGTATCTAACACCCAGGCCGTAAAAAAGATAAACGATGTATTTAAACAAGTGTACGGAGTTAAGCCGGAAGACTTAAACATCAAATCGCGAAAACGTCATTTTTTGTTGGTTGTAGGTGTATCATTATTTCCAAAGTTTATTAGCTAATTTAACTTTTTTTTCTAAATCATTAACTTCCTTTTTTGCATAGGTTAAAGAATACGAATGCTGTTTCTCAATAGTGCCATTTTTTAAACCTTCGTGTTTCCTTTTCGCAACTTCTAAGCAAAATTCAAAGTATTCTGTTGATTCCGGCATTGATAAATTAATGTCGGTTGCTTTATTAGCCCAGTAGTCAATTTTTGATTCGTAGCTTTCAGCAAGTTTTTGAAACTCTACCGATTTATTCATTCGGTTATGGTTTCGCTCAATTAGCGCTCGGTGCTTTTTTTCGCTATGGTGGCCTACTTTTATAGGTTCTCCAAGTGCTAAAAAATCTTTACCTTCGCTTGATGCTTTCCAATATTCATTACTTTTATTTTCGGCATTAATTGAAGCGTTTTGTAGTCTTTCGGCTTTTCGTTTTGCAAACTCTTGAGCGTTAAAACCGTCAGCCCGAATGATTGAATAATAAAAAAAGTCGCCTTGTTCAATAACTAAGTTAAAAACAATACAGTCGTTTTCTTTTCCGTACTTTGTTTCGACCTTGATTGTTTCTCCTTTGTCGTGTCTTTCTGTGCATTTTGCAAGAAATACGTTTGCTGTGTATTTGTAATAAGTGTTCATGTTTTTAAGTCGTTGCAAATATAGTTATATGTTTCAAACTTGCAATGTTTATTTAAAATAGTCTTAATTGTTTTTTGTAGTCTTCAAATCTTCGGTTTCCATCGCGGAAATAATCGGGGTCAATTTCAAATCCTGTGAAATCAAATCCGTTTTTATGGGCTGCTATTCGGCTGCTTTGACTTCCCATGTGAGTATCGAGGATTGTGTCGCCTTGTTTGGCAAACCTTTCTAATACGTTTCTGTATAAATCAACTGGTTTTTGAGTAGGGTGTATTTTTTCATCGGTTACGCTTGTTTTGCCTTGTAGGTTTCCGTAATATCTGTAATCGATGCAAACTGCTGGTTTTTTAAATGAAGTCCACGCAACCTCCCCATCTGCAAAATTTGGCACGGGATTTTGTTTATACCAAAAAATGATACATTGCGTTGGCGGTAAAAAAAAATAATTACCTCCCCAAATAATTTGATTTTTAGAAACTCTAAAAAGTTCGTTGAAATATTCATCGCTTGGTATTTCTTTGTCCCAATCTTTTTTACCGTTTTTAGTAAAGCGTTCTTTAACTTTTATCCCGCTGCTTCCACGTTCATAATCGCTAAAACCTATCCCATAAGGCGGGTCAACTATTGCCAAATCAAAATGATTGTCGGGATAGGCTTTCATTCCCTCGACACAATCCAATAAGAATACTTCTGATTTTATTTCGGTTGCTATCATTTGATTTTATATTGCAAATTTGAACGACCGAAGATTCCTTGTTTTTTAACGCTTACCATCTCTAACACATCGTTATTATACAATGTTGATAGTGAACGCCTTATTGAAGTCAGCGGAGTGTTTTTCTTTGCCGGGTATCGTGTTATAAAAAGAGAATGTACTTCGGGCGCGGTTAAATGCGTTCCCGCTTCGGTTAATATCTCAATAACGGCTTTATCTTGGCTAATTGCCTTAGTCGTGTATTCTTCGAGTTTATCTCCGAATAAGTTGGTGGTGTTATAGTAACTCATATTGGGTCTGGTATAAAAATGTTTAAATATTCGCTTGCCCATCGTTGTATCTTACCGATAAATTCCATCATTTCAATAGTGCTTAATTTAGTTGTTGAACCTCCGAACTCGTTTACTTCGCCCGTTACTTTGTCAACAAATTCAACCTTATTAAACATAGCTTTTAAAATCTCGTGGGTATCTTCGCGGTTCACATCGTGGCCTAAATCCCGCAATCCTTGATGAACCATTGGAACTACCACGGCATGGTAATAAGCGTTTTGCGGGTTGCTGCGTTTGTTGTAAACTTTCTCAACAACTACAATGCAACGGCCATTTGAAAATGATTTAATTTGCTCGTCAAATAACTTTCGATTATGAATGGTAAGCTTACCATCGTTGACCGTTGCGGTTGCGGTTGCTTTTTTCATTTTAAAGAAATTGTAATCCCGGTAGTTGATTTTTTAAGTGGCGGGAATATCTCGTGAGTTTCGCCTGTTTCTTCATCAACCATTACAAACTTATCTGTAAGGGCTTTTAAGAACGTCTCACGGGCTTTTACCTTTTCGCCTACCTCTTTTACCTCATTTGAGTATTTAAGATAATACGGGTCGCCTGTGTTCGTGTAATCGTACTTTGTGCCTAATTCCTTGATGTCAATTTTTGCACCTTTAAATTCAAACGATTTGCCGTGCTTCATTGCTTCAGTTAGTGCTAAATCTGATAAGGTAGATTTACAGTTTTCAATTACCTTTTCAAGTGATTTGAAATAGATTGCTAATTCGAGGGGGTCAACATCTCCGTTCGTTAATGATTCGTTGATTTGACTTGCAAATAATTCTACTTGCTGCTTGCTGAAAGGCATAAGCCTTAATGTTGATAGTGCTGTTTCCATTATTTTGGTAGTTGTTTTTTATACTTTCCGAATAGTGCTAATAAATCTTTGTTCGCGTCAACCGTTGCTTTATTACTTGCGTAAATCTTAGCAATGTCGGTTTGCGTTTTGGCTTTTTTAAGTTCTGTTTCCCATTCTGAATAGTCGGGTGCGCTTGCCGTGTTTCCATCGTCATCTTCATCTTCTAAACCTAAAAGGGATACTAAAGAACCTCTGCGGTAATAAGTATTGCAAGCGAGTAGTTTTTGAGCGTTTCCGCAATCAACGTACTTCATGAATGAACTTATTTCAGTATTGGATTCTAAGTCTTTTAACGTGGTTTTAAGACCTTCGCTTTGTGGCTCGAATATGATTAGTATATTCATGTCGTTTAAGGGTTTTTTAACCTTATCTAACACTTCATTTAAGTTTGCATACTTGCTTTTAAAGTGCGGATTTTCGCTCGACTTCTTAACAGAAATATTAAGTTTCTGAAAGTCCAAAAGTTTTGTGTAAATGTTTGATTCGTTCATAAGGTGTTCAAAAAGGGAGGTCGTCAACTGAATCATTACTTGGTGTTAAATCGGGTTCTACAAAGTTTGCCGACTTGTGGCTTTGTGTTTCGGGCTGCGATTTTACATCGAATTTCCAACCGTTTACATTTGTGTACCATTTGCCGTTATACTCGCGGGATTCTATGTTGATGTGAACCGTTAAAGTAGAACCTATTTGCACGGCTTGGATTTTTTCGACTTCCTTCATAAAAGAAATGCAAATCTTTTTAGGGTAAGTTTCGGCAGTTTCAATTACAATGTCCTGTTTAGTCCATTCGCCTTTTGAAGACGTGCCTTTTGTTGGTTCGAGTTTTAGAATTAGTTTTCCTGTGATTTCCATTATATTTTGGTTTTTAAGTTTTTAATTACTTCGTTGAATTTAGTTTCTACTTCTTCGCGGGTGCAAGCGGTTGAGTTTTTGTAATAACTTGAAATGATATAGTCGGTTTTGTAATACACAATGCTATCGTTGGTTATTACAATAGTTCCGCCTTCATCAAATTTACAGTAGTTGTTTGTAAAGGCTTTTGCATAGTACGGTGTTTGTATTTCCGTAGCCGTTTTGGTTGTTTCTTCTAATTCGATTTTCATATTTTTACTGCTTTAAATTTTTTCTTAAAATCCCGATTGCGTTTAAAGGCTCGGATTAGTTTGGATAGTCGGTTAATTATTTCCATTTTCTTTTAAATAAAATATTGCTAATTCAATTGCTTCTTTAACTCCAAAATCGGATTCCATAAATCCATCAAGACTGATTTGATAGTCTTCGTGTCCAAGTTCTTTTTTGGTAGTCCAAAGGTTTAAACGGGCGCATTGTGCAACCATTTTGGGGTTGATTTCAACTAAATGATTTACGTTTGATTTGTAGAAGTCAAGCCATACAAACCCATAGTCAAGCAATGCAAAGTTGTTTAGTTCTATTTGGTCGGGTGTTATTTTCATGGTTTGTTAAGTAAGGTTTTAATAAATGTTAATTCCTTGTGCAATCGGTTATATTCTTTTTTAGTCACAATGTAAGTATATGGCTTGTGTCCGTTTTTTTCGATAGATACTTTTACCTTACATTCAAAACCACATTGGCAAGTTTCCAAACCTTCTTTTCTAAACCAATACGCTGGCCATAAACTATTAACACAATTTTTACTGATTAATTTAAATGTTCCTGTCATAATTTCGGTATAAAATTTATCTTGTCATTTTCGGTGGATGTCCAAACTGTGAAATTCGGCTCGACTATTACTATTAACTTTGGTTCGGGAGTTTTAGATACTTCTGAACCTGTGGCGGCTGTCGGTTGGGTCATGGTTAATCGTTTATTTCAATTATCCTTTTTACTTCCGAAAGTGTCACATCGAAACATCTTTCAGTTTCGGTTTCGTCAATATAACTTACATTTACAATGGTTCCGCAAAACTGCTTAACCTTTAATCTTAGTCCGTTTTGACCGTTAAAATTAGATTTTGTTTCGATAACGCAATAGATTGTTTTCATGTTTGTTTCTATAAAAGTGTATGCAAATATACAACTTAGTTTCATGTTTGCAACTATAAACAAGTAAGTTTATAAATTATTTTTGCAAATTAACGTAACTCGCTATAAATCAACGGGAATAATTTTAAAAAGACGAAAGCCCACAACTTCACAGCGCGGGCTTTCTTTACACTCTTAAATGTTTGACTAAAACATGAGTCGCAAATATACTAAATTAATGCTTATCTTTTATTTTTGGATAGATATGAGAATGATTTTAGTACATACAAGGTCGTTAGGCGAGATTATAAAACAACCTCCCAATAAGATTGAATTTCGCTTGACAACAACCATTCAAAATCTTGATTTTCTTCAATCAATCTTTCTTCGTATGGCTTTGCTTCTATTTCTTCAAGTGCCTGTTTTTTAGACATAATTCCTAATGCAACTTTTGACCAATATTCTCCACGATACCATTCAACTTTATCTGCAAATCTTAAAGTATCTCCGAAGTAAATTTTGTTTTTATTTCTGTCAAAAACTCCAGTAAATTGTTGCATTTTGAATTTACTTAAATCAAGTTTTGAAAGAGTTAGAAAGTCAGCGTGAGTGTTTGATATAAAAATAATATCTCCATTTTCAGCTACTAATTTGAAATCGAACGGTAAACCAAAATAACCTCGCATAACACGGGTTTGGCAAAATGGCTGTTCAGTTATTTTATTTGACATTTGTATAAATTTTAAAGTTTTGTAATTCTATTCAAGTTCAGGCCAGCAACTTCGCCAAGCCGAGAACCGTTATCCACCTAAAAATTCAATTCCTTCTTGAGTTATAACATAGTGGTTAAGGCTAATCTTTGAATGCCTTGTTAGCTTTCTACCTTTGTTTTCGATTAATTTACCAGCTGATAATTCTGTGATTCTTCCTGAAACTTCATTGATAGATTTTCTCAAATGCAATGCGATGTCGTGACAGCATTTTTCAGTTTTGTAAAGGTTAAATACTTGTAATACTTGAAGTTGTTTTTCGCTTAAATGCGGTTCTATTTCTTGTCTGTATGCTTCGATACTTGCGATGTTTGTTTCTCTCATACTTCTAAAATTTCAATGATGATTAATTGTAATTCTTTGTCTATTAGTGTTATTTGTGTCATTTGAGTTTATTTTGCACTTCTTTTATAGCTAATCTAACCCTGTTTTCAAGTGCTATTTTATCATATTCAGGAACGTCAAAAGTTATTGTTTTGATATTTTTGTAATATCCACCATTCTCTAGGTAAGGTAAATCATCATCATTTGACCAATTTATCCATGCTACTTTATTTTGGTCACCATCGTAATTACTTGCAAGTTCTTTTATGTCTGCAATTTCGTTTTTATATGGTGCGTAAATGATTAGTTCTGCATTTTTGCAACCTGTAAGAATTGAATTTGAAACTAATTGCCAATAGTATTTTTCACCATCTTTGTGTTTAATTCTAACATCATCTATATTATCGCATTCGTAAAATGTACAGAATGATTTTAAGGTCATTGGACACTTTACATCACATATAGTATCTTCATTTTTCTTTAAGTCAGGCGTACCAGCCCACCATTCTGAAAATTCAGGCGAATTATAAATAATCGTATCTTTACTTACAAGTTCGTATTCATAACCTAAACAATCAAATGCTTGTCTTTCAACTAAATTCCCCCAACTTGTAGGCTTTGCGCTAGTTTCATTGTCTAATCTTCTACCTAACCTTATTTCAAAGTAAACCTCTTCACAATAAGAATAAAAAGGTGTACCAATAGTATCTTTTGCTTTTCCATTTGCCATTAATTTGTAAATCTCACTTGACGTAAAACGCCCATTTCTTTTGATGTCCATATTATTTAGCTTGTAAGTGTTTAAGTAATTTATCGTGAGAAATAACCTCTTTATTTTTGATTATCTTTTCTGCTCTAATTTGTTCGTCGCCTGTAAGAGATTCTTTTTTTAGCTCGTACAAATCTTCTAATGGCTTCCAATCAATTTCTACAAATACATTCACGAATCTTAATCCGTTTTTCTCACCAATACCACCTTTATTTTCTTGTACTGCTATTTCAACTTTAATGTTTGACCAATCAGTAAAGAATTGATTACCTGTCTTTGTTTGTAAGAATTTACAATTAGTAGGGTTTAGTATCATTGGCTTTAACTTTACGCCATTTTCAAGTTCTGTTTCTAAAAAGTGTGCTACTACTTTTTTTTCTTTGCCTTTTACAAGTTTACATTCTTGTTCAACGCATTCTTTAATTGTAACGACAATGTTTTTATCTAAGTCCCAACTTGCAAGGAAGTCTGACTTGTAAACATCACGCCAATGTTTTTTTTGATTACTCATGGTTTTGTATTTTATTTTTGATTAATTTTGTTTACTGCTTTTGCAGATTTTGTATTTTAGTCAGGTAGTCATAATACCTGACTTTTTGTTTAAAAAGGCAAATTATCATCTATTTGCTCAGGTATCACTTCTGAAGTTGTGTAAGTAGGTAGGCTGTTAGACTGCTTTTCTGTGCTGTTTTTTGGTGTAAACGTATCTAATGTTATATACATGTTATTGCCGTTTTTATCCGCTTCTTTTCTATTTTGAATAACGACATTGCAATAACCTTTTTCGTTTCTGTGCTTTTGCAATTCTGCAATAAAATCATCTACTTTAATTGATGCGTTGATTAGGTCGCCACCGTTGTCGAATTGTTTTCTTTTTAAGAAAATTCCGTTGATGTAAGTTTTGTCTGCCATTGTTTTGTTTGTTTATTGATTGTTAAAAATGTTAAATAAAAAACCGCCAAAAGCGAAATACATAGGTCAGTATGTAAATGCCAAAGGCGGTGTATTGTATAAAATGTCTGACCACATCTTGTTTATTCTTTAGTAAAGATAAGTAATTAATTTTAATTTGTATGTTAAGTTTTTTTATTTTGATTAAAAATTTGTTTGATTAATTGCCACCCATAAAGGAATCGAACCTTTGACCTACATCCATCTGAATTTAATCATGGGGAACTGTTGCTCTCTAACTAACCTTGCATAACTTTTTTCTACACACTCCTCATTTTCTAAGCATGGTTTGCGAGAACATGTTTTTATGTTGCAAGTGCGATTCATGATGCTATTCTTTCAATTGCTTTGTTTATTTGTCTAATTTTTGATTTACCGTTATTATATAACCTTACTGCATCTAAGTACTTATTAAGGTCTTTTCTAAAAGCTAGAATATCAATATCTCTTTCATACTTATTTACATGGTACACAACGTTTGTTCTATCTCTATTAATCATCAGAGCTACTTGCTTATCGCTTAAGCCTTGTTGTTTTAAATCGTAAACAATACAGCTCATTATGTTGCTTTTGCTTTTTAAAACCCTTTGCGAAAATTCCGATACTTCAATTCCAAGTTCTTTACATAAGAATCTGAAATAGTGATAATACTTAGCTGTTGCTTTTTCGTTTTTCTCTTTTTCTATTTCACGCTTTCTTTCTTTTAAATAAAAGTTGCATGTTTCAATATCTTTTTCATTGAAATGTTTGATAAAACTTTTTATTTCTCTATTTCTCATTTTCTAATTATTACATAAATTGTCCAAAATATTATTCCTACTGCTACAACTATGTAGCACTTTATCTTTTCTCGTTTTGTTATTGGTTCGTTCATTTGTAGCAGATTATTAGTAAAAAGAAAATGAATAATAATACTAACAAGAAATCTTTTGCGTCTATTGTTTTCATAGCTCAACTAATTTTGATATGTCCTCTTTAAAGTTTTGCAAGAATAGTTCTGCTAGTTCACGAGTTGGAAATGATAGGTATCCATAACTACTACTACGATAATCAACATTTAGAATCATACCCATTCTTTCTATACACCATTTATCTTGATTATCATCACTCCAATCAGGTACCCAATCACCTCTGTATACCGCCATAAGTTGACTTAGTTTTGCTTTTGCGATTGCTGATTCTGCTTCTTTGGTTGTTCGGAAAACATTGTAATTGAAAACACTTGCGTTAAACATACAACCTGCAAGAATACTAGAATCTGTATTTATAATACAACCACTTATTTTTTCCAAATCCTCATACTTCTTTGGTAACTTTGGATTGTGTAGTTCTGGGAAATTAGCAAGTAGTAACTTATCCATTACCTCATCTTTTCCGAACATTTCTTTAGCTTGTTCAATGCTTAATTCTATTGTTTTCATTAGTTTATATTTAAAGTGAAAGGTTTAACAATAGGTGTAGCAATTACTACCATTGGCTCATTTTGTAGTTTAATCTTTTCCCAACGTTCAGCACGTTCTACCGTTCCGATGTATAGATGTTGTACATCATCTGCGATTTTCCAATTTTGGATTGGATTTGTTTTTAAGTAGTGTTTTGCTTTCATTGCTTTGCTTTTTTATTTGATTTTTCAATTAGTTCTTTTAAATACTTATCAAAGAAGTCAATTTGTTCTTTATTAAATACTATATTTTCTTCGTTCGCTTGATTAAGCATAATAATTATTTCATTCATAACTATTTATTTTCTTCTTTATAATTCTATAATTTCAAAAGCATTCTTAGTTATCATAATCTTATTATGTTTAATATATTTTCAATTGTTTTAATAAAATCCTCGGCAACTTCTTGATTATAACCATCGAAATCAAAATCTCTTTCTTCTTCATCATTAAATGATAAAGTTATTATAGGAATAACTTCTTCTAAAGATGTTTGTTGTTTAATTGAAAAAATATCATCTTCAAATATTTTTGTTATTAATACTTGTTTATCATCCACTTGGAATAATTTTGCAAATTGTTCTCCTTTCATTTTTATTTATTTTCTTCTTTATAATTTTCGATACAAGGTGTACAGTACTCAACTAAACCAGCGTCATTGTATTCTTTCATGTCGAATAACTCAATTTCACTTTCTTCTACATGCTCACAGCAAAAGTTACATTTTGTCAATTCTATTACGTCAGGTGTTCCTAAGTAGATAGAATAATCTGCGTACTGTTCTTCTCTGTAATCTTCGATGTCCATGGCTTATTTATTTACATCTGATTCTGAAAGTTCCATGTGTAATGGTTCTAATATTTCAAGTTCTGTTAAACCTGTATGTTTTTTGATTATTTCCAAAACTTCAAAACTTCTTAATTCCATGCTTGAATTTCTATTTAAAAACTGCAAACACGCATTTGGCTTCTTTTCAGTTTTAATACATAGCTCAGCAAATAATTCCGTATTTTCTAAGCATATTTTTTTTACTTCCTCTCTTAACATATCGTTTTATTGTAGTTCGTTATTGTGATACAAATATAAAGTACATTATTTGATTATGCAAGTATTTTGTGATAATTATTTTAAATAATGTATATTTATTGATTTATATCAATCTTTTAACGTCCAAACCTTTTCTCTTTCAACTTTCGCACCGTATTTTAAAAGCATTTCCTCCATCTTATCTAAAGTTGGTTGGTTTCGGTCTACATTAATGGTAAGTGAACGATTCTAATTACTGACAGTTACTGATAGATTCTAGGATAAAATAGTTTCTAACCCTTTATCAATGGAATTAAATTTAGCTTCATTTAAGGTGTAGATTCTCTTTTTACCATCTGCTTTTACGTTTACCAAATTTGCATCACGTAATATTTTAAGATGTGACGATATTGCCGACTGTTCTAATTTTATTATACTGTACAAGTCACCGACTGCGATTGTCTTTTTACTTTTTATCTCGTGCAAAATTTGCATTCTGACGTTATTTGTAATTGCCCTTACGATTTGCCCAGCTTTTTTTACTTTTTTCAAATCGATTAAATCGGATGTTTGGTTTGTTAAAAATGATTGATTTTCCATCTTTTTGTTGTTTTTATTTTTTTGAATTTAGTTTTTAAAATTACGGTTTGGGAGCGCCAACCGTTTTAAGGCGTATGAAATTTACTAACTTTTCAGATTCAGTCGTGTTTAACGTTTAAAACCGATATTGGTGTGTCTTTTACTTGTTTTAGTGTTATTTCTGCCGAATTATTTAATCGTTCTATTTTGTACGTTTCACCATCTTTTAATAGCTGGCTGTACTCTTTCCAATCTTCGGAAATTGGCGTTAATACTATTTCCTTGATTCCGTTTAATTTTAGTGCTACTTTCATAAGTATAAATTTATTTTGAAATTATTAAAAATCATTTTTCCTTCTTTTTGTGGTGGAGCATAATTTTATCTTAAATTGTTCCGTAAAAATTACTTTTTTAGTTGTTCAAAAAATTCTAGCTTACTGCCATTAAAAATTAGTTTTCCATTGTCATAAATTTCAATTTCTACCTGTAAATCGTTTCTTACAACAATACTATCTTCTTCGTGTCTTAAAAATACTTTTACGTTTGATAGGTTGCATTTGTAAAATGATTTTTTGCTTATTGTATTTGTAGTTTTTACTTCTAAATTTTTCATACTTTTAAATTATTCTGATTGATAAATTATTTTGGTTTGTTATTGATTATTTAAAAATTAGTTTTTTGTATAAAAATCATCGCTGTAGGTAGCGAATATGTATTGGTTTTCGTCTGTGCAAAATATGATTTCTAAGGTTTCAGAATTTATGTATAGCGTTGCGTTATCCAGTATGTAACGCATTACATTTTCTTCAACTACTTCTATTCCGTAAATGTTAAAAAACACATCTTCTGTTTCTGTAATTAACATTAATTCGCTATCATCTTCGTTGAATATCCATGTAATACTTTCATCTATTGCATATCCGTTTCTGTCTGTTTTGGTATCTGTGAAAAGATACGTGTTGTTTGCTTTTACTGCTGTTAGTGTGTACATTAATAGCATTGCTAATATTACTTTTTTCATTTGTTTGCTTTTTTAGTTATGATAAATCTATTTTTGCGTATTGGATTGGATAATAATATTTTCTTGTGTGGTGTACTTTTTTATCTTTTGTTACTTCTAGTAAGTTTTTAAATCGTTCTGGAGTTGGTTCTAAATTGTAATAGATATTATTAAAATCTGTATCAATAATTACATCGTATGCTTTGGTACCGTTTACTTTTTCTATTTTGTCAATATTTTCAATTAACAATTTTACTTTTTCTTTTACTCTTTCTGTTTCAGATTGTGGAGTACCAAATAATACATTTTCAATTTGTGTTTCTATTCCTATTGGTTGTAATGTTTTCATAATTATATATTTAGTTATTGGTTAATTCAATACATCTATCATAACCAAGCATGAAAATATTTAATTGCTCATAGCTTAGTTTTGGACTAATACTTTTTCCATCTTTAGTTAAAAAGTACTTGATAGTTTTTTTTCTTTTGTCATCTTCCCAAAATCTGCAAACAATTAAATTTAGTTTTGTTGCAAAGTTTTGTAAAGCGTTTGTTTGTGCTTCTGCTTGTTGGTTTGTCATGTTGTTTAGTTTAATTTGATTTTATAATTCTATAAATAAATCTGTACAACAAGGATTAAACGGGCTGTTTTTTCTGTTTATTTCGTTAAAAAAATCACACAGTCCTTTTATGCCTCTTGTTGCTTTTATGGTATCTTTCAATACTTTATAAGTAAATTCATAATCATTTACAATTTTATATGTTTTACCACTTGGAAATATTACCTGCTCTTTTTCAAAGTCAATTAGGATAGTTCCTTGATTTAATTCCTGTCCATGTATATTGTAAGAAATTAGTTTTATTGTTTCTGGTGCTGTTGTTAATGTTTTCATTGTTGAATTTTATTTTATTAGATTTTACTTGAAAATAATGTAAGTCTTTATGCGTTCATTTTCGGCTGTGAATTGATCCTAAATTGTGTGTGCGTATGGTTGATTATCATACGCACTTTTTTTTATTTTACTTTTTAACAAAAGCAAAATAAGGTGCTTTTCTGTGTTTTGTCTTCCCTAAGCATTCCATTTTTACACCTTTATAAGTAACAATTTCGCCAATTTCTACCTTTCCAATAAAGAATTCTGTTGCTTCATCTTTTATTTTTTTTGCGTTTTCACTACTTTTTTTATTGTATGTATATTTGTAACCTATATTTTTTTTAGAATTTTTATAACAATTGTATGCTTTTTCTTTTTGCCCTGTCAATAGGTAGAATAAAATAAAATCATTTACTGCCCAAAAATCTGTTTTATTGCCAAATTTAGAAGTATGATGCCATTCACTAATACCTATGGCGTTTCTTTCTTCAAGTTCTTTAAATTTCTTTTCTGTTATACTGTATTCTTTTTTAAAAAGAGTTTTCGGATATTTGCCATCTTTTTTAGCGTTGTATGATCTTACGCTTTCAGAATATCCAATATATCCACTGTTTCTGCCTATTGCTTTCATAAAAATTAGTTTTTAATTAGTTATTAATTAGGTTTCGGTTTATTAGCTTTTATTAAGTCCTGCCACAATTGGGACAAACTCCATATTTCGGTATTTTCTGCCATTGGTTAAGGTTTATTTAATTAGTCTTAATTCACTTGCAATGTATGCTCCAATTGCTGTATCAATAGCGTAATTTAAAATACTTTCTCTATTATATACATATACATCTGTAATAGTTCCCAAAAAAGCATAAATTCCGCTTCTATTTTGGTAGCATACCATTTGCCCAATTTTTAAATCTGTGTCATCTGGTATTTTATTAATTAAAACTTCTATTCCGTCACGCATTAATTGAGTTTTATTGTTATCTGTAAATTCAATACCAATACATTTTTGCATGTCTTCTTTTGGATAAACTCCCAAATCAAAATATTTATTTACAAAGTATTCTTTTGCTGTTTGTTCGGTGCTATTTGCTGATACATTTGTTTCATAATTGTATTTACTATCTGTAAATAATACTTTTACTGTGTTTAAGTTATTTGTGTTCATTTTATTAGATTTAAGTTGATTAAAAAAGATATGCGTTACAGTCGCACCCCTGTTGTGTAATTACGACCAAAGTTTTTTAGCCAATTCTAAATTTTTAGTCATTTCATTAACTTCCTTTTTTGCGTATGTTAATGAAAATGAGTGCTCTCTTTTTTCTGGATTATTTTTATACATATCATGTTTTTCTTTTGCTAATTCCAATTTGTATTCATAAAATTCAACACTTTCTGGCATTGATAAATTTATAGTGCTTTCTTTAGCTTTCCAATAGTCCGCACGACTTTCATACTCTTTTGCTTTTTTGTCAAATTCAACACATTTTGCCATTCTATTCCAATTTCTTTCAATCAATGCTCTGTGTCTTTTTTCGCTGTGGTGACCTGCTTTAATTGGCTCTGCTAACACTAAAAAATCTTTTCCTTCTTTTGAAGCTTCATAATACTGATTACTTTTATTTTCTGCGTTTGAACTTGCATTTAATAAGCGTTCTGCTTTTTTTCTTGCAAATTCTTGTGCATTAAAGCCGTCAGCTCTAACTATTGAATAATAGTAAAAACCATCTTTTTGCCCAATAAGATTAAAAACAATACTTTCGTTTTCTTTGCCGTATTTAGTTGTTACATTGATAATATCACCTTTACTATATTGCTGTGAGCATTTGGCTAAAAATACATTAGGAACGTATTTTGAATAAGTGTTGTTTGGTGCAACTTCGTTGCTGTTGTTTGTTTCTGTGTTTTGTGTTAAATTTGTCATTGATAATAATTTTTAAAGGTTAAGAGATTTAATTTTGTTATTGTTGCGTACTATTTCGAGTAGTGCGCTTTTTTATTTTAGTTTGCCATCTTCTGTGAAGTAATATTCATTAGATTCTATTGTTTCTATTATAGCTGTTTCGCTTGTTAAATAATCAAATTCATTAGACAATATAATTCTATAATCTTCTGAAATACTTTTTAAAAAATCACTTTCTAAGTCGTCTGCTTCGTTATCAAATTCATATTCGTTTTCTTCTGCTACAACATTTTTATTTATTCCATCTGAATATTTAGATACTAAATTGTTCCAACTTTGTATAAATGTTTGTGCTGTTTTGTAAGTTTCGCAACTTTCACCATGATTAAGAATAATCAAATTTGCTGTATCATATGCACTTTGCATAAATTGAGCATTAACATAACTTCCTCTATCAATATCAAAACTTGTTATTTTTAGATTTATTTCTTTTGCATCATCATAAGTATTTAGCCACCAGTCAGAATCAACATTAATATCTGATAAATTAGATATAGCTTTTTGTTTTGCGTATTCGCTTAATTCCGAAAATTGATAAAGGTTAATTTCAATTGTTTTCATAATGTTTTTTTTAAGAGTTAAGAGATTTTATTTTTGTTGTTGTTGCGTACTATTTCGAGTAGTGCGCTTTTTTATTTTAGTTTGATTTAGAAAATTTTAAATCTGTTTTATATGCTATATTTTGTAGTTTATCAGTAAATAGTAAAAAGTCGTAATAACTATCAAAAGATGGACTATTTTGTTTCCCGTTTTCATCTACTGTAAACGTTTTTTTATCTTGCCCTATCTCATCAGTACAGGCAATCTTTAAAAATCTTTGTTTTGGTTTGTAAAATAAATTTGTTCTCATTGTTTTTTATTTTAGTTTAATGGGTAAAGTTTTTTAACTCCTTTGTATACATCTGTTCTGATTATGCAATTAGTGTATATTACAAAATGATAGTAATTATTTCCGTTTACTTTGCCCTCGCTTCCTTGCGCTTCTTTGTATTGATTAGGGTGTAACATTGTCATAAAATCAATAAGTTTACTTGTTTCGTTGCTTTTTTTTAAACCTATTAAATCTTTAAATGTTGGTGTAATTGCTTTAATTTTTGCGCTTAAAAATTCTGCTTTAGTCATGATGTTTAATTTTAATTGTTTATAATAACGTTTGTATTTGATAGTACAAATATACAACAATTATTGTAATTGAATACATTGTAAGTCAATATTTTACATTTAGGATAAATCTAATATTTGGAACATGTAGTAAAATATAGCGTTTCGGCTTATTTAGAATAATTCTAAATTTCAAAACAACTAAAATTTAACATTTTTAAATGATACAAAACGTATAAAAATGATAATTTAAATAGAAATAAATCGCTATCTTTACATATTATAATAAATATTATGATAGTCCACACACAGTGGACAAAAGTCGCCAAAAAATGGACTAATTTGTATGTAAAAATCAATTCCTTTCTTAATAGTATATAAAGAGATAAAAAAATAATGAAAAATAATAAAATACAGTTACCAGTTGTTGACGTTGATACAGGTGAATACATGATACTCATCAAAACAAAAAAGGAAAGTAAAATAAATAACAATAAGTTTATTAAATTCTACCTTTCTTTCATTGCTATTATAGATCAACTTACAAAATCTGAAATAATTATAATTAAATATATTGCACTTAATATTCAAATAAAAAAAACAAAAATTCTGTTAACAATGGAGTTAACCAATTTAAATAAATCAAATTTTTATAAGTCAATAAATAACTTGATAAAACTAAATGTAATTATCAAAACAAAATACCAAAATATCTATGAAGTAAACAGTAACATGCTTTATAATGGTAGGTATTGATATAACCACCAAAACAGTATCAAATATCAATTATTACGCTTAATTCATACAATTACACATAAAATCAAATAAAAGCCTTAAAATAGCCTTAAATCAATTATTCTATTTATTACTCTACTAATTCAGTGGAGTATTGATAAATGTTGTGTATTGATTAATGTATTACTGTTTATTGTTTATTTAATATGTTATTGTATTGTATATTGTATTGTATATTAGCCGTTGGTGACTTTTTGGCAAATAGCATGCAACCAATACAGTAATTAATAAAAAGTACTTTGAAAAACAAAGTGAAAATATAACACAACTACTTTCAATGTATATTTACTCTATAAAGTCTACCAATTTAGTGGAGTAATAGCATAACAACTACAATTTACAATATAAAATATATTAATTATTTAGTACAAGCGTTAACTGTTATTAACGCTTGTACTTTTTACATCCAATTACTCTCTACTTTACTTCATTTTACTTTTTATAAACCTCCACTACTTTAGTACTTCTGTATGATCTTGGTTTGTGTCGTGGTGTCATTTTCTAGGGGCACTCCTTGCGCCATGTTCTATTTTTTTTGGTGCGAGTAAGGTATGGTGCGTAAAAGGTACATCACCACTCTACCTACATAACCTAATTTTCAGTAACGGTAACAAAATAAGTGATAATAACAAATAATAGTGTATAATAAAAAATTGTATTTGGATAATAAAAAGTGCAAAAAACCGACCGATAGTGTACTGGTAAAAGGAATGATTGGATGATATGGGTTGATTGATGGTAATAAAGGTGAAATAATTTGAATAAAAGTGTTAAAAAGTAAAAAATTAACGCTTGTAGTTTGTATTTTAAAAATACTCTTATTATCTTTGTGATACGTTGATGATGAATAGTGGAATTGTTGGAGTTTGGCAGTTGGTGTTTTGAGGTTAAGGAAATGGGTGATTAAAGGTGATGGTTTTTGGTTGAGGTGTTTGTGATGAAATTGGAGTTGTTGGTGGAGTTGTTGAATGGTGTTGTGGTTGATGATTGGGTAGGGTTGAGGTGCTTGGAAAGTGGTTACTGATGGTAGGTAGTGATTTTTGGAAATAAATAAATTAAAACAATAAGCAGTATGGAATTAATAACAACAAATAACGAGTTAAAAATCATTGAGCAAGGTGTTCTTGCTGATGATGCAATTTTCGCCAGGTTCTTATATGAAGCTGACTTTAAGCAAGGAACATATCGAGTTTATCGCTCTGGACTTCGCGGACTTCATGAATATCTGATTGAAAGTAATCGTAAATTAAAGGATATTTCTCGCGTTGATGTAATTGGCTATAAAAATAAACTTGGAACCAATCGCACACTATCACACAAAACAAAAACAGCATACTTTCAAGGTGTAATGTGCTTTTTTAAATGGTTTGGCATTGAGTATTTGAACGGAAAGAATGTTGCTGCAGGAATAGCAGGTTTCGATAACATCACAGATTTTCAAAAAGATGCTCTTACCAATGATGAGTTTAAAAAGCTACTTAAAGTGGCTAAAGGCAATGATAATTTTATTGCTAAGAGGAATTTTGCGTTGATTTGGGTGTTGGGTACTACTGGAATGCGTGGATCATTGAGTGCACGTAATTTAAGATGGTGTGATTTGGTTCGTAGAGAGTGTCAAGATGAAAATGGCAATGTTCGGTTGCGTGATTTTATCCGATATACTAAAAAAGGAAAGGTTTTAAAGGAAGATTATGTGGCAATAAACGATAGCACTTATGTAAAATTGATGGATTGGCGACGTGCAGTAGAGAAGTGGTATGGTAAAGTAGAAGATGATTGGTGTATATTTTATTCTTTACGCTTGGATAGAAGCAAAGGAAAGATTGCTCCAACACAGTTGAGCGATAGTGGACTTCGTGATTTAGTACGTAACATGATGAAAGAAGCTGGTGTGTGGTCCAAAACAAAGAGCATGCACAGTATTCGCCATTATTTTGCTACGACTATTTTACGACAAACCAATGGTGATAAGGAATTGGTACGTCAAATGCTAGGACACAGTTCTAGTAAAGTGACTGATACGTACACACGCCAGGCAGATAGATTTTTAAACGCAGAAAAAATGCAAAATATAAAATTTGATTGATTATGGCAAGTGATTTCAGAGAAGTAATTGAGCATTATCAACTAAATACAACACTTTGGTTTGGGAAATATAAAGGAGTTCCTCTTTGTGAGATACCAAAGGAGTATTTGGTTTGGTTAAAATACAAAACAACATTGTATAGTCAATTTGGTAAAAGTTTAAAAAGAGCAATTACAGCAAATATTCCTGTCGAAATGAGAAAAGGTAATACTAAATAAATGAGAAAATCCATGAAAAAAAATAAATACACTATAAATAAGAAAAAAGGTGGTGACTTTGGTTGTTACTTTATTAAAGGAGAGAAAGCTGTAGATTTGCTACTGCAACTTGATTTTAGAATAGATATTATGGAAAGAGTATCAAATGACTTCAAGAGTATTGATGGAATAAACTTAATTGAACTTTGGAGAAACCTATATGCTGAAATAGAAAAAATGTGGTTGGAAGATAAGAATATGCCAATGATAACACTAAATAAACTCCATGAAATGAAGCTAAATGTTATTTGTGATATTGTAGCACAGTTTTTTTTATACAATGGCAGCAAAGCAGATGATGAGTTTCTAAAGAATGTAGGTGATTTATTCAAGGATATAAATGCGAAGTATAAAACAATGTCAACCATTGACAGATGGATTATTCTTAAAAAAGCAATAGCACAACATAATTAGAATACGCTAAATAAATAAAATGAGAACAAACATAAACGTAATTGAACATTTATACTAAAAACGCAACATCTTCGTCACCGACAACACAAACAACTTTATCACCAATCTTAACAGTTAGATTTGTGTGTTTGTGAATAATAACGCGTTTACCAGCATATTTTCCTTTTAGTACCGTACCAATTCTATCAAATGCTTTAATACCAAGCAAACTGATGCCATGATATTTATTTTCTTTGAACCTTTTACCACTTGGATCTAAAATCTTAGATGCTCTAATTTCACCTAGTATCTTTTCGCGCTCTTTATTCGTTTTGTTGATGTTCACATCTAGTTCAACAACATTAATACCATCAAATACATTGAATTTATCAAAGATATTTGGAGTTGAGCGTAAATCATTGGTACTTACAGCATCAATGCCAGTATAATATCCATAAACACCACCAAGTGCCATTGGTATTTCTTCAACCAAAAATAAAAAGTCACAATCAAACTCTGGTAATTCATAACGATTAAAAAGTAGGTAGTTTTGAACTATTGCAGTCTGCATTTGCTTATGAAACTGAATAATATCACCTTTTTTTACAAGTTTACCATCGGTTAGCACTTCTGCATTTATACAATCATCAAATATTGTATATGGATTGGAGCCATCTTCAATAATAAGTTCTCTATTTAGCAATGGTCGTGTAAGAATCCAACCATTTACAGGTTTTGTACTACTCATTCACAATGAATTTTATATTTCCTGCAACAGTATAAGTAATTTCTGATGCAGCCATATCAAAAACAATATTATCTCTAATAATAGATGATTTGTATAGCAATACAGTATCACCAACTTTAATTCCAGTATCTTTTACCTTTTGATTTTCTTCATCAAGCATGATAATTTTTGCTTTTTGTAAGCGCATAATATTATCACTCAATAAAATACCTGCTTCTGTTTTTTGTTCCATTTCTATCTCTTGAATTAGAACGACATCACCTAGTGCTTTTTTAATTTTTGTTGACATAAAAAATATTTTTCTACAAAAATAGTATTTTTATGATAGTAATTGTATAACTTTGATACATAATTTAAAATCAATGGTTGAAACGGAAGTTCAAAATACCAATACAGAAGTAGCAAGTACTAACACCGAAGTTAGTAATGAAATCAAATTTACTGTTGGTGAAAGTCGCAATGAACCAATAGATAATGGTGTTGCTAGTAATGTAGAACAACAATCTGCACCACTAGAGAACAACACCGATGTTTCTGATGCGAACGTAACACAACAAGAAAATAAAGTTATTCCTATTGGTTTTAAAAAAGAAGAACCAGCAGAAATATTCACCACGCTAAAAAAGAAGTTCGGTAGAGATATAGATGAAGATTATCTAACTAAAGATTATAAAACTCTTTTCGCAAACACAGAAGAAAAACTTAAACAGTTTGAATCTAAGTCTGCATTGTTAGATGATGAGGTTATTAAATCTATTGTTGACTACAAAGCTAAAGGTGGAGATTTAAAAGAATTTTTCTACGCGCAAACAATAGACCCAGAATCTATACCACACGAAAAATTAATTAAGGATTTTGTTGATAGAGCAAATCCAGAATATGACGACTTATTAAAAGAAATAGAGTTAAGCCATAAATACGGTATTGGTTTAGACTTAGAAGATGAAATTGCAGAAGCTAGAGAAAATGGTGATGCAAATAGATTGTATCAATTGGCTGAAATGAAAAAGAACCGTATTGATGCGATTGGAAAACAAAAAGAACACATTATATCACAAAAGGTTGAGATTTTAAATAAACAACCAATTGTGCAGGACCAACAAGAAATTCAAAAACAATACGAAGCCAAATTGCAACAGTATTCTGAATACGCTCAAAAAGAATTATCTACTGTAAGGGATCTTAGATTAGGTGATTTTTCATTAGGCGAACAAAGAGTAGACACGTCGCATATTGGATTCAAAGACGATAATGGTATTTTATATGTACAAGGCATTTCGGACAGGGAACTCAACGAAGCAATTTTCATTTACAAAAACAAAGATGCCATTTTCAACAAGATTAGAGAGGATTTGAATGTAGATGCTGAAATCAGAACAGACAGAGCATTTAATAATCCAATTCAATCGCAAATTATTCCAACAAGCAGTAGTAGTAATGGACAAATTAAATTCAAAATTAAAGATTGATTTTAACACATTTTAAACTACAAAACAATGTCAACAAATTTAGTACACAGTCCAGTAACAACGACACTTACTGGCAATAATTATCCAGATCACCAAACACAAGTTGGTCAAAGCACTACAAGTTTTAAACGTAGAGATTTATATTCAGTATCACAAGAATTGGGTGCTGCAGGTCTTACATTAAGACGTAATATCAACAAATCAATTTGTGATAAATACGGTGATTACGAATCTTCTTGCTTAACAGAATTGTTAGAGCAAATGGGTAGAACTACCACATCTAAGTCTTTTAAAGAAGGACATTTAGAGTCTGGAAGATTAATCAGAAATGTATTTTTAGTAGCAACAGCAGGTGGTGCGCCTGGTGCAGCGGTTGCAGTAACAGTAGCGGCTCCATCACACACAGGAAACTATAGCTTACCAAAAGTACACGACATCTTGCAAATTGCACCAGGTGGTGTATTCGTGCAAGTTGTAGGTAAAGATACAGGCGATGCAAGTATCAACAGACCAGGAGTTGATGCAACTGGTGCAACATTAGTACCTGGTGCATTAGGTGGTACACCAACAGCACACGTATTGGTTTTAAAACCATTGATCTCAACAACATCAATTCCTGCAATTACTGCAACGACACAATTGATTTGGCATAGCACACAAGTTGGTGAAGCATCTTGCCCAGTTGATGGAACAAAAACATCTGACGAATTATACGAATATGGTTATTCTATTGTTCGTGGTGGTTACGAAGTAACATCAGAAGCAGGAAACATAGAAGTTAGCTGCGAATTAGGTGGTGTTTATCCAACTGATATTTACGCGAACAGAGATGTAGCATTACAAGAGTTGATGTTTGAAAAAGCGATTGAGAACACAATTTTATTTGTGCCTAAATCAGATGATACATCTGACTACAAACAATCAAATGGTATTATACCACAAATCCAAAACAATGGTGGTTACACTCACACATATACTACTTGGACTTTCAATGACTTTAAAGTTATTGCAAAATACTTGTACAACAATGGTGGTGTAAAAAAATACCTAGTTAAAGGTGCTTACGAATTGATTCGTCAAATCCAAGACGACTTAGCTGCAAATAACCATCCATTAATTCCAAAGGTGCAAATCAACATTGGAAGTGGTCAAATGGCGAAAGACGTTTGTGTAAACATGGAATTTAATTGTGTAGTGTATGCTGGTGTAACATTTTAGTTCCAAACTTGGGATTGTTTTTCAGACAACGAAGGTCGTGGTGAAATTTACGGTGGTGATGCGATATTCATGCCATTAGATAGTATGTACGTGCAAGATTCAAACACGAAAACAAGTAAGAACAAAGGTAAATTACAGGTTCATTTCAGATCTGACAATAAAGCTGTTGGAAATGTCCGTAACAAAAACAATACATGGATGATAGATGCTTCTAAAGTATCTGGTTGTATGTATGACAGTTGGCATGGATTAGCTGAATTATGCGTAGAGTTAATGTGCGCTAACCAATGGGTTTACGTTAAAAAAGTATAACCAAACTAAATTTTATATGGCTTTCACTTACCAAACAACAGGAAAAGACAAAGAAATAACTGAAACTGTAGAGTTTTATGTTAGCAATCCTACAATACCTGCGCAGTTCAAAATTGCGCAGGGCATTGTAAAAAATGCACCGACTAATAATATGTCAAAAAATGCAGTAGTGAATACTACAGGCATTCCAACAAAGACACATTTAAGTATCAAAGGTGATTATTTGCTAACTACATTCTACAAAGGAGAAGATTTATTTAAAGAGAAACCGAATGTTCTGACAAAAGAAGGCAATTTGCAACCAAACATTGAATTGAATCCGATATTATTTGCTGGTGGATTTTTAAACATATTCGCACAAGTAAACGATATTGTATCTCTACGTAAAATTGAATACTTACTATATCTAAGCAAGTATTATCCAGAAACAAACAATGGCGTACAGATAGTGGTGCATACTAAACCAGAAGATGCGGTAACTGCAACAGGTTTAGATGTGTTCAAATACAAAGAATTGGTAGACAAATTAGCTGTATCGGAACTTGGAAAGAAAATGTTAGTTGAAAAAGCAATGCTATTCAATAGTTCTGCATCAGTAATAAATGAAACATCAGGCATAGAGAAGATAAAAGAGATTTTACAACATGCTATGTTGGCAAATCTAACATCTTTTGCTAAGAAATTTGATGCGAACAAGACTGAAAAAGAAATGATTGAAAAAGCGATTGCTGCTGGTGTTCTAGGGTTCAACAAAAAAACTGATTCATATCAGTTTAAAGAACAATCTGGAGAATATATTGCCAACGAAATTATCTTCTCAATAAAAGAATCTGAACCGTTAGTTAGAGATTTGCTTTTTGCTGAATTTCTTGTGAAAGAGAAAGAAAAATTCGCAAAAATTAAATTGATGCTACAAAATGTCAAGACCAAATCTTAATGTAAAGGTTTACATAGATAAAACCTTACCAGAAATAAGAGTAATTGATTCTACGAATTATACTTCACTAGGAATAACGCCTAGTGAAGTATTTATTTCTTTAGAATTAAGAACACCAGCAGGGTTGCTGTACACAAATCCAAACTATAATACACCGATAACTACTCCAAACCTTACAGGAGTAACAAATTCTTTCAGTTTTGCCTTGCCACTTGTTGCAGGAGAACTAATGAAAGGTGTATATGCTGTAAAAGCAAAACTATTCATAAATTCATCACCTACAACACAGGTTTATGACTATGAATGGTCCGAAAGTATAGACTTCGGCTGCAAAAAGATTTCTATTGATCATGTAATTGACTGTTTTTGTGCTAAGTTCACAAGTACAGATAGAACAAATTATGCAGGTTCTAATCAACTTACATATAGCCATGTTATAAATTATCCATCAGAAACGAATACTGCAGATGTAACAACTGCAATGTTAAGTTGGTCGGATAACAAACTAGCAAATGGCACCTACGTTACAGAAGTAACAACAAAAAGAGAATGGATATTCGGTCCTAATTTCTTAGTAGTAGCACAGATTACAGGCAGACAAGATATTAAAGTAAAATGTCAAGATGCGTGTGAGATAAAATGTGCGTTTAATTCTCTTTGGGAACAATATAAAGAAAAATGTGGCAAGGATAATGTGAAAGCACAATCTTTGCTATCTAAAATAAATGAAGCTACTGCACTATTAACATTAATCAATGCAAATAGCAAATGTGGTGAAGTTCAAAAAACAGATACCTACATGGCACAGTTAAAATCACTACTTGGTGATTGCGATTGTAATTGTGATGGCTGCGATGAAGATGATATTTGGGTAAGCAACGTTTGTGGTAGCACAGGTGGACCAGGCAATCCATTCGATTATGTATTCCAAAGTTGCAACTCATTAATAGATGTTACAACAACTGTTGTAGGTACAACAAAGACAATAACAGTATGCCTAAGTGAAGATACAATCAACACGCTTATTCAAAGCCAATTTACCATTTTAATTCAACCGATTTTAAATGCGTTAAATCAATCTTGGTTTTTAGGATTAACAACAGCTTGCTTAACAGGATTTCCAACATTAGGTACAGAAGAACAAAAGAAACAGTTTATCATTGATTTATTATGCCAACTAAAGAGCGCGGTATTTACGCCACCAGTTGCAAGACAAGATATTTCAAGTACAGAACTTAATACACCAGTAGAAAACTTAGTTACTTTAAATGACTTTTTTACATCAAATGTAACAGTTAGTATAGTAACAGGTCCTATAAATGGAACTTGCATTGTTCTAGGTGATGGTAAAACATTAAAGTACACACCGAATACAGGATGGGATGGTGTAGATGTGGTTACGTATTTAATTACAGATGCAAACGGACTGACATCATCTGCAACTTGGACAATTACGGTTAATGCAGCAGTTGCGGTTTCATGCGCAACAGTAACACCTTTGTACAATGCTGATATTTATTCAGTAGGTGCATTCTTGCAATTATCTATTGCAAATCAATCTAGCGTTGGCACCAATAGCATTACTGCATTATCTTATATTATTGAGATTCGCGATAATACAAATGCAATATTGCATTCATATACAACACCAGGAGTTACAGGAATAAATCCAACGATATTCACAACACCAATACCAATAGCTAGTACATGGGACAATGTTCGTATTCAAATGGCACTAACCACACAATCATCAACAGCGATTCCATGTGGTACAGTAACATTTGAAACACCAACACCATATAGCTTAACTGATGTATCAATATCTTGGTTTGATGGAACAACTATTCCAGTTTGTTTAGGAATACTGCCAACAGATACAGAAATACAAAAGAAGAACAAGTTGATGAATGCGATATGTGCTGCAAACACAATAACATCATTAAATGGTGTAACTGGTGTTGGAACAAGTGGCGATCCTGCAAGGCTTGGTAGCAACCTAGATAGAAATACACAAATCGAAGGAACTTCATTTGATATGCGATGGAACAATCGTAGACAACTGTTTGGTAATTTATCTGCTCCTTTGTATGGTGCTGCTTATACAAACAATGATTATTACACTATTGCACATCAGCAAGCGACAAACAATCAAGGTAGTACTATTGTAGGTAAGAATCTAGTACTAGACTTTTCTGTAGGTAATCCAAATGTAGGAGTTGGTGTTGTGGGGGACAATTCGCTTATTGTAATGAATTTTACTGATAGTAAAACAATATCAGATACAAGTGCTGTATCAGCTAAATATACATTGCTTAGAATCAATACGCCTGCTGGTGTTGTTATTGATGGAACTGCAGGTTTTCCTACGGTATCGGAAGAAGCATCATTCATGGATTTTCCAGATAACCAAACAGGCACAGTAAAAAGACCTTATTTAAAATCTTATAGACCAATTGAAACAAGAGTAAATTCATCTACGGTTGAATCGCCAGGTCATTTATTCTTAGCTAGAATAAAAGATGGAGATATTGGAAATAAAATTACAGGTACAACATACGCTATAAATCAAGTTGGTAGCGATGATGTGAACAGATTTTATGGACCTGTGCAAAATGCTGGTGGTACACTACAGTTTACATCTGACGAAAGAATAAAAGACAATATTCAAGATTTCAAATACGGATTGGATGCTATTGATAAAATAGAAACTAAGACATTCATTTGGAATTATGGAATTGATAGAGGTGTAAAAACAGGTGTTATTGCACAGCAATTAGAACAAGTTATTCCAGAAGCGGTAGAAAAAGGAGAATTAGAACTGCCAAATGGTAAAAAGTTTGATGATTTTAGATTTGTTGATCAGAATGTAATTTTCTATACCATGCTAAATGCAATAAAGGAATTATCAGCAAAAAACAAATCATTAGAACAAAGAATTGCTGCTTTAGAACCAAAATAAAAGAAAGCTAAATGATAAACATTAACGATTTACATAAAAGGTTTATTTTTCTTGCGAATGAAACGCAACAAGGATATGTTTCGCCAGAGCAAACCGATGAGCTGGCGAAATATGCTTCTTTTGGATTGTATAAACAGCGATTAGGATTTCCAGAGCAAATGGAATTTCAAACTGCAACACCAAAGATTGCCTACGCGCGCACTAAGAAAATACACACAGATTTAGAACCATTCCGCAAAGTGGTTACTTTATCTGTTGTGAATGATAAAATTAATGCGAGTTTGCTGCCTAAAGATATTTACATAACCAATATTAGGTACAAGACAATTGCAGAAGAAAAAAACCTACACTTACAAAGGAAATTAAAAAATTGTGGCTGCAAACCTGCATCTGCAGAAGTTCAATATCCAAATTATATTACTTACATAGGTGATATAGAATTGATAGAAGAAGATAAGTGGTCCAATCGTGTAAACAGTTCAATCATCAAACAAGCAATCTACTGTACCTATGCTGATTTTATTCAATTCCATTTTCCATTAGGAAATTCTAGTGAAGTTGAAATACATTATTTAGATAGACCAACTACTCCGAAATGGAACTATACAGTTGTGAATGACGTGCCAGTTTACAATATAATTGGTAGTGTTGATTTAGAATGGAGTGAATTATTGATAGATGAGATTGCATCGCGCATGCTTAAAGAATACAGTAAGTATAATAGCGATCAACTAGGAATACAACATGCACAAACCAAAATAGCAAATGGCGAATAGTAAACCAACATATAATCTAAAAGAAATGGTTGATTTTGGCAACTATTTATTGTCTAAGAAAAGACAAGATAGGTTGATTAATAAAAACAACAAAGATGTTGTTTGGGATGCGGACCTTGCAAATTGGCATGAAGATATGAATATGATTAGTAAATATCTAGTTAAAAAAGGAAAACAATGAGATACAGAGAAATAGCAGAAATTGTACTTAGAAATTTAGCTGGTGGTGATATTTCACAAGACTTTCCAATTAAATTCGAGGAAGTTTATGCGCGTATTTCTCAAATCCTACCATTTTTAATTAGAAAGGACTTTTATGAAACCTACCAAATAGAAGGTGGTGAATTATCGCTTACAAACTTCACAACATTTACAGCACCATTATATAAAGCTGATACCGATGGAGAAAGCTACATAGTGCTGCCAAGCGCGCCACTAATTATACATGGTAGAGGTGTTCCAGAATTATCATACACACAAGACAGAACAACGCAGTTCACTTATGTAGATATTGCACAGTATAAAAACTACTCTATATCTGGTGTGTTAAACGAGATCCAGGATATTATCTATTTCTATGAATTAGATGATTGCAGCAAAGAACACCGATTAGTATTATTGAATACTAAAGATTGCATGGAAAAGGTTCGCGTTAGAATGATACAACTAACAGAATTTGATGAAGATACAATTGTGCCAGCGCACTTAGTAGAGCCATTGGTTCAATCACTAAGAGCATGGTTCAATCCACAAGAGAAAGATAACAATGATTCAGTAAATGATGGAATAAATAATAAAGTATAATGCCAACAACATTAGTAAAAATAGCAGCAGAATACGCGATATTAAAAAACGAAGGTGAGCAAAACAAACTTCGTTATTTACAATATGCTCGTAATGCAGTTCGTGAGTTATCAATTACAATAGTTGACAACATAAAATCTGTCATGCTTGATTTAGACAATCAGAATAGCGCACTATTGCCTGATGATTATTTAAAATATAGCAAAGTTGGTGTTTGTATCTGCGGACACATTATCGAATTTGACAGAGATGAAACACTTTGCAAGTACGAGAAAGCAGATAGCTTCTGCAAACCATGTGGTACACCATACACAGCAGAAGAAATGGTAACAGCTAATTGTGGTTGCGCATGCAACGGTGAAGAATTACCATTTTTGACATCTAAATACAAATGGGAAAGCATTTATAATGATGGTGAATGGAGTGCATACTATGCAACACCAGCACACACAAGAGCAGGTGTATTCAAAATCGTAGGAAACAGAATTTACATTGATTCATTATGCGATAAACACACAGGTAAAGTTGTGTTAGAATACAAAAGCACAGGTGTAAGCATGAGTGATGGAACTACTGTTTCTGATGAATTGGTAGCAGCAATAATCGCTTACATAAGATACCATAACGAATTGGACAAGAAAGGGAACATGGTAAATGTTTATCGTGAAGAATATCGTAGACAATACAATATTTACAAGAATTTCAAAATCAGAGTTCCGTTAAGAGATTTAGTACGCAACCATAGAGAAAAAGTTTATCAAGCAAGAATACCTCGTTAAGATATGGCACACAAATACCAACAAAAAATAATACCTACAAACCAAGACCTTGACACAGAGGTTAGACACACTAAACAAGGTGCGGTTAGGTATGCTTTAAATGGTAGAATGGGTAGCAGCAAAAACACTACTCAAATTGCATGGGAAAATATTCGTAGCAGTTTATTAGTGCCATTTGAATTACCACAAGGCGAAAATAAATGTATTGGTTCTGTTACAGACAAGAAAAATAAACGAGTTTACTATTTCATTTGGAATAGCAATGGTTACAATGGTGTGTATGCCTACCAACCACAAGTGCAATTAGAACAAATTAAGCTATTGTATAGCGACACGCCAGATAATAAAGTTTTAGACTTTAATCCATACTACGAAATTAAAGGAACAAAAGTAAAGGTAGTTGATGGCAAGTGGTTAATTTGGACCGACAACTACAATGCTCCAAGATATTTAAACTTAGAGTGGTGTTATGTAGAAAAAAAGAAATGGCGTATTGAAAAAGCATTATCTTACAAAGTATTGGTGAACGGAGTTGAACAAACAGTTTACCAGGCAGAACTAAGTAATTATTTTAAAATAGATGATTGCGATTGCTATAATGTAGAGCAGCTATCAACAGAATTTGAATTAAAAGATGGAGTTGCATTGAATTTTTATCCAACACCACACAATGAAAGACAAATTGACTATGTATTATATCCACCAGCGCATGCACCAGAAGCATCACTTACAAAAGATGCAAAATATAAGCGAAATTTCTTAGGTGGTTTTACGTGGCAATTTAGAGTTCAGTATAAATACAAAAATGGTGGCTATTCTGTTTGGTCTGCATGGTCTAAGTTATTAGATACCACAGGAAAGTGTACCGAGAATTTCAATAGTATTGATATTGATTATTCAGATGATATTTTCAACTTATTTTCTGATAATAACCAATTGCACCTAATCGATAAAGTAATTTTAGGATTCAGAAATTCAAATATTGGTGAACTATACAAGTTTGTTACTATTGATAGCTGTAAAATACCAAAAGACAAACAGGTATATCGATTCTATAATGATATTCATGCAGAAGCAATTGACCAATATACCAACCTAAAACAGTATGATGCAGTGCCATTACAAGCAGGTGTGTTGAACATGGTGCAAGATAGGGTAGTGATGGGTGATGTAGTAGAAAACTACGATGCAGGTTGTTTCGACTTTGACTTAGATGTAAAATTCCATAAAAAAGGAAGCATTGCAGGAGTAAAGACAGGTAGCTTTAGGGTTCCGATTGTAATTGGAAGAAATCATCAATACAATTACTATCAACCTATTTATAAAAGAGCAAATGAAATTTATTATGGTGGCGTAGCTATACCGAAAGCATTTACTGCAGACCAATACGGACAAGTAATACCAGAAGGTGGATTTGCTGTTTATTTAGCTGGTACAGATTACCTTAGTATTTCAAGACAAATAGCTGTAAATGGACTTGATTTTATTGACCAAGATAAAAAAGTATTTGAATTTGATGATTTAAAACCAGAAGATAATGGCGGTGCAACAAATGTAGAATATATGTCCTATGCAGAATTTAAAGACGTTCCAATTGGAACTTATATTATACGTGTTGCAAGTCATTGGTGTAGCTATGGCGATAAGTTAGGCAAAGGTGATTACTATGATTTAGACAATGGCAGGAAATACCAATTAACATCTACAAATCTTAAAAGTGTTGGTGGAAATATAATAGCAAGAGAATATGTTATTACTGTTACAGAAGGAATGGATATTGATACGCCTATCTTTGAGATTGAAGAACATGCAAACTTAGCAGTAGCACCACAAAGCAATTATCAAGACTTAGATGTAACAGCTTTAATACAAGGTTATTTTATAGATAGCATTTCTCCAAGCCAAAGTGACTTAAAAGAAGGCACAAGAGTTGAAGTTGCTAAAATTGGATATTGGAATATTCCTGCTATATGGGCAAATCCAGAAAACCATTGTGGTAGAGGCAACCTTAGATTTGAAAGAGTAACCGATCATAATGGATATAGTTATGGTTATGTAGACACAAATGCTGGACTTTTATCTGACCACTATACAATAAAAGTCAATAAAAGTTATCCAAACGGAAGTGGAAAATTTTTAGATGATAGCGACCAATTATGGGAAGGACACTTAGGGCAGCTTGAAGCAGAAACATTAACAAGCAGAAACAATTGTAGTATTGAAGTAGTAAAACGAACATTCAAAGACCTTATTTATCCAATACAGTCTGATGGCAAATCGAACATACAAAATAATTACAGAACACGCATAACAGCAAAAGTAGTAGACACCAATGGTATTGCATTAAAAAATGTAAAAGTTCTTGTTACAGAAACAAGCAGAATGGATAACACAGATGTAAACGGTGTTTTCAATATACTTGTATATACAAATAAAGATACTGGCAGACGTACAGGACAAATAATCTTATTCGATGATGAGTGTTGCTTTTTCTCTAAAGTTATCAATTTTGATATTCAGTTAGGTGCAACAGATTATAATAATACCATTTCTTATGATTTAGGTGAAATTATAGTAGATGCTTGTGATGAAAATAAAACACTTACATTCTACCTTAAAAATGGTGGTGTATATACATTCGGTGGTACACTAATGGATAGAGCTTTACGAAAAACTACAGTTATTTCAGATTTAGACAAGCACACCATAAGGCTGCCATTTACAACAGAGAATATTCAAGATTATCTACCACAAATAACAACCGATGCTGATGGCAATGCCATAAACGCAAATACAAAAGCAGATGGTTACTTCACCGTAGATATGAAGATTAAGAGTGAACCTACCATTTGGACCACACACTTTTATCCAATGCGTACAGAAGACCAAGTGTATGCTGATTATATTCAATTCATTGTTTCAGATGTAAAGTATGTTGTAAAGTACGATGAAACAACAGTTGATGGTGTAACTACACAAACACCACAAACAACTACATATTCAGCACAAGATGCTAATGAAATTTATTTAGATTTAGGCACCTCGTTTATAGAATACAATAAACGTAATTCGGAATCAAATAAATCATGGACTTTTGAACGTGGTGACAGATTGAGATTTTTATATAAGAAAGATGGAACGCTACGTGAATTTTTAGAAGTAGAAATAAAAGAGCAGCGTGGTAATGAATTTGTAATACCATACATAGAAACTTCTGAAATATTAAAAGGTGAAGTAGTTGAGGTATTTAGATTAAAAACAAAACGTGAGAAGCAATTTCTTTACGAAACATCAGAATACATTAAAGTAGTAAATCCATATACACCAAGTAGAACATGGAATGCAACTACCATTAAATTAAATACTGGTGATGCGTACCGAAGAACCAGGAGAATGTATGCTAAAAATGAAGATAGCACAGAAATAAAACTTAGAAATATTGAAGATCCGACACCAAGCGAGTACACCACAATAAAAGACAATGATATTGGTAGACCAGATTTTGTGAATGACAACTTTAGGCAGCTTAGAAGAAAATCAGTTGGTAGATTTGGTGGCAAGTACATACCACAAAGTTTAATCAACAACATGCACTCTTTTAATGGAGAAGATGAATTTGCCACAAGCGAAGATTTCGGACCTATTACAATTTTAGAAGAATTTGATGATACCATTTTTGTTGCACAATGGGATAAATGCCATACACGTATAATAAACAAACAAAGTGCTTATTTAGGTGATGGAGAAAATATCTTATTAAATTCCAACAGATTTATAAGTGATCCATATTTTCTAAGCATTGAGGGTGGTTGCAGAAATCCAGAATCGCATGCAAAGACTACTACTAATTGTAAGTTCTTCGATAGTTACAGAGGAATTGTATTGCAGTATTCTAAACAAGCTGGTATTGCAAATATTAGTGGATTTGATGATAGATACACACAGTCAAAACTACAAGAAAACTATTTCTTACCATTATCAGATATTTGTAAAGATATAGAAAATGAAATCTATAATTTAGTGAGCAGATGTTATGGTGTTATTGACAACAACAACAAAGAATATACGCTAACAGTAAAAGCTATTGACTTAAAAAACGGACAAGATTTGTCCAAATACAATGGTACAGGTGTTGGTTCAAATATTGGTATCAATGATGCTCAATTTAAGAAGTATGGCAACTATAAAACAGATACCAAAATAGAAGAAATAAGTATTGCTTACAGCGATAAATATAACCTTTGGCATGGTTTCAGAAGTCACACACCAGAAATGTGGGCTGAGCTAAATAATGACTACATTGGTTTTGTGAATGGTCAATTATGGCTTATGGAAAATGGCAATGATTACGGTGTATTCTTTGGTACAGAACATGAGCAAGTATTAAAACCATTATTCAATATCAATCCAAGTGATTTAAAATCTTTCTTAAATTGGAGTTTAGAAACAAATGAAAGATGGAGTAATCCAAATGTCGAAGTACATAATTTACGAGCATTCAGAGATATTATAAGCAAAACACCAGATTCATTTATCAAGCAACAAAACGGTGGTTTCTATGCACCATTTTTAAAGGATATTGACACACCAAATGTGCTGCATCCATTAATTAATGGTAATAAATTAACAGGTGAAACATTAGAACTAACAATAAGTAATAACAGTAGAAAGCATGTATTGCTATTTGCTATTAATATTTATGCTCAATACATGAGTAGAAGTAATTTCTAATTGCAATTAATCAACTATTTCATTAAAATATTGAATTTATCAATGGCAAATTCTTGTATTCCGAAAGATGGATTATAACCATTGTAAATCGTTTTAAATACTGAACCAGCAATATTCACATCTTTTGGTAAGTACCCAATTTTTATAAGGTAAAGCAATACTATTGTAGCTGAACGAGATTCACCTTTATTGCAATGTACTAAAACCTTGCTACCATTGGATAAATGTTTATCAATAAATTCAAGTGCTTTTGTAAAAAGAATTAATGAGAATGTTTTCTTAGGACCATCAACAATATTCAATGCTAATTGCCTATCATTTTCTTTAAAGAAATAATCAACATCAGTAATATTTGGATTTTGTAAGTAACCACACATTTCTTTATGACAAGGATTTTTACACGCAGAAAGTATTTTAAAATCTGTATCATTACGATACGTTTCGTAGTCTAAAATATCACCAATAAATAAGTTCTTATAAACTTCGAGCATGGTTATTTTAAATTGCGATTATTTTAAATTCAATTCGTGGATTATTTTTATCAATAAACTTTTCTGCAATAATCTTGACACAATTATTATCGTTTTTTATAGCCTTAACTTTCTGCAAACAGTCTAATATTATTTTTAATGCGTTATCCAAATCAGCACGATTGCTTTCATTATATACGCGCAAATGCAATTCAAAAAGTCCATTTATCTCTTTATTCCTATAATAATTGCATTGTAAGTAAAATGATTTTTCGTAATCTGATAACACCTTTGTTTTTGCCAAAGAAGCATGTTTGCCTAGTGTGATTATTTTGTAACAATTACTCTTGCTTGGACACTTGCCAATAATAACTTGTTCTATAAAATCATTGTCTTTCAATGGATTTGCCATATTAATCGTTATCTTCTAAACTTCTTGTGTGTTCGTCAATAGCAGAATAATCAGTAGTATCTCTAATTTCATCTGGCATTCTATTAATATCATTAATCTTTACAGAATACTGTATCTTTTGGTTTTTCTGTCCTTTTGCTATTCGTATGGCATTCTTAATTACCCAATCCGTATTAATTGTTCCACCAGGATTTAGCTTGTAATTCAATGCTAATTTTATCTTACTCAAGTAAGACTGCATTACTGGATTGTATTTGCCATTAACACGTTTAAATAATATCTCTTTCTGTTGTGCTTTCTGTGCTTCCGATAGCAATGTATTATTTATCTTCATTTCATATACATACAATGCGTAAGCAATGTCTTTATATCCATCTCTAAGACCTTTAATTGTTTTTCTTACATCAGCAAATAGTGCCTTATCGTAAACTGCGAAACCTGTTTCTGCCTTCATACTAAAAAAATCGTATCACAAATATACTAAAAGTATCATAAATATACTATATTTGTATAGCAGTTAGTAATTAAAATTGTTTTTTATATGGCAGCACCAATTGGACAAATAATCGGAGCAATCTTTGGTGGCATAGGCAGTGCTATGAAAATGGGCATTGGAGCAAAGCAAATGAAAGAAGGTAAAAGGCTTCAAAAAGAACTTGAAGGCAAAAGACCTGTGTTAGAAACACCAGAAGCATTTAGAGAAAAAGAAGGGTTTTTACGTAATGCTGCTATTGACAATAGAATGGCTGGTCAAACACAAATGGAGCAACAAGTAAATGCCAACACCTCTAATCAATTGCGAAACATACAAGATTCTGCAGGTAGTGGAATACAAGCATTAACTGCTGCATTAGTAGCAAATAACAACCAAAATAAAATGCTAAATCAAATTGGAATGCAATCAGCACAAGCACAACAAGGCGATATGGCTAATTTATATGGAATGTTAGATGGTAAAGCAAACTTACAGCAAAAAATGTGGGAATTTAATGTATTACAACCTTATATGGAGAAAGCAGCACAAGCAAAAGCATTGAAAGAAGCTGGTCCACAAAACATATTAACTGCCTTAAAAGATGAATCAGAGAGTGCATCATCATTTGGAAGTATGGGTGGCATGATGGGTGGCGGTGGTGGCGCACAAAAAGGACAAGTAAATTTCAACGCAGGTCAGGCATCAGCTGGTGCAAGTTCCGCTTTACAGAATGCAGGGGCACAAGGCATGCAAAAAGCACAAAGTGGCACATTTCAACCAGCTAATGCACAAATGTTTGGACAATTATACAATAGTGGAATAGATCCTTATGCGAATAACCAACAGATACAAACAAATAATGTTAGTGGTGGATATAATTGGAAATTTTAAATAATAAAAACTAATGAGCGGTTACGGAGATGCAATAGCAAGTACATCACAAGCTGGACAAGGCGATGCAGTCATTTTTAAAAGTAGTGGACCTGGCTTATCTAATAACATTAGACGTTATTATGATAGAGAGGGAAATAATCGCCAACAACAAGCATTACAAAAGCAAAAATTTGCACAAGCAAACCAAACGTCATTTTATAAAAATCTACAAGATATTAAGGCTAAGATTTGGGATGCTGATTTAGAGGAAATAAATTCTAAAATAAATGATGATATTCTAAAATACGCTACCGAACAACAACAAAAAGGTATTGATGTTTTTTCTGATCCACAATCTTTAGTAGAATTAAATGGAAAACTAGGACAATTATCTGCATTGGCAAGTGCTTCTAAGTCAGCACAAGAAATACACAATAAAACATTCCAACAAGGAATTGCAGATGATTGGAAAACGTATGATGATGCTAAATCTTATAGTTCATTAATGGAGTATAAGAACTTGCCAATAGCACAACGAGCATTAATAAATCCAGAATTAAAATTACGTGATTTTAATGCAGAAGAATATATTAATAAAAATGTTTCTCCATTATTATTAAAAGATTTACAACCATTAAAAGGCAAAAGTTATAATGATGAAGCAAGTAAACAACAATCAGAAGAAATACAGAATGGCATAATTGATGGCTACTTGCCAATGGTTACAGAACAACTAATATCTACAGGTAGGGTAAATCCAGAAGAAGCTACTAAAATCGCAACTGATTGGGTAGAAAAACAGAAAGCAGCAGCATTTTACGATCCAACTAAGAACGCTAAACTTGCACAAGACCTAAATAAGCACAACGATTTGCTTGCATTAAGAAAAGCAAAATTAGGATTAGACAGAGAAAAATTTGAATACAACAAGAAATACAATGAGCCAATTCCTACAAATGTAACAGAAACAATGGTAGGTATGGCTAATGGCACAGTAACTAGCGAAAAATTCTACGGTGTGCCAATTTCAGATCCAGTTACAGATGGTAAAGGGAAAGTAATTGCTGATGCAGTTTACGGAAAAGCATACAAGGCAGATAATGGCAAATCTTTAGAGTTTGAAATTATAGACAAAGCAACAGGTAAATCCGTAGGAAGAAAGAAAATTCCAGTTTTTAATGATAAAAATGAAGTTGTGGTTGCTGGTTCAAATGTATGGCAAAATATCAATGATGATGCCAATGCAAATGGAATAAGCTATGGAACAGAGTTGAAATCTAACTCTAAAACATACAAAAAGCCAAATCCTAATTACAACCCAATTAATAAAAACAAGCCAGCAAATACAACACAACAGAAACAAAATAAAACAGTAGTAAAAAGAGGTTATAATTCTAAAACTAACCAAACACAACTTATTTATAGTGATGGTTCAAAAGAAATAGTAAATGGCAAACGATAAAGAAATTAAACTAGATGATGGTTTTGAAGAAATTACAGACACAACACTAGATGATGGTTTTGAAGAAGTAAAACCTGAACCTGTAAAAAAAAAAGAAGAACCAAAGTTAAAGACTACTTCGCAAAGTGGTCCATCTTTCAATATGACTTCGAGTTCAAACTCGCCATCTTCAAACGTAAATAACAAAGTTCCTAATTTTACCAATATGGCTATTCCTGGAGTAACAGGAAAGGATAAATTTATGCCATTAACTGATGCTCAAAAAGAAGCTGGTAAAAAAGCATTAGGTCAAGGAACTACTATTGTAGAACCACAAAAACAGAAAATAGTAACACCACAAGAATCACAAAGAAAATCTACAGTATTAAAGCAAATTACAGGTAAAGATATTTCTTATGATGATGTAAATGCTCTAGCTAGTCCATCAAATACAAACTATGCAGAAATATTGGCTATGCAAAAAGAAAAGCCAAAAACTGATAATACAAATGTCGAAATTCCTGCCTTAAAAACAGAACAAGCGCAAATATCTAAAGAACAATCTAGCTTCTTAGATAAAAGAGATTTTAAAGTAAACAACAAACAAGCAAATTTTCAAATACTAGAAGAAAAAAATCCAGTATTACTAAAAGATATTGCAGACAAGGCAGTTGATTTAGATGATAAACGATTACAAGAATCAGCTAATACAGATATTCCAATATCGCAAAGATTTGAAAAACCTGATAGCAGAACACCATACAAACCATTCACAGATTATTTAGATGTTGCAGAGTTAGCAACAGCAGATTACAATGAGTTATACGATACTAGAGAAAAGGAAGCAGACAGAGAAACACAATTAACCTACAATAAAGAACGAGGTAAAAATAGCGCATTTAGTGAATTTGATAATGAGCAAAGAGCAATATCATTTAAGCAATCTGCATTAAAAAAGAAATACGATGCAGCAGAAAACAATGTTGCACAAAAATATGGTGAAGATTGGCAAACTAAAATTGACCAAATAGATCCAAACGATAGCGATATACGTGACTTATTATTATCACAAAAAGGATTACAAGAAAACTATCAAGTATCTGTTGATTTAATCAATAATGACAAATACAAAGAAGTATTTGATGAGATGAAAAAACGTGCTGAAAGGCAAGTAGAAATTGATAAAGATGCCAAAGAAGATACATGGTATAAATTTACTGATGAAAAAAATAAATTAAAAAATGTACTAGGAAATGTAACACTTGGTTTAGTAAATGATATTGCTTCATTACCAAGATTTATTGGTGGAATGGTTGGACAAGATGGTTATGGTTGGACTGATAAAATAGCAGATTCAACACAACGGTTTACAGATTCACAACTAGCATACTACAATACACCTACTGATTTACAAAGAGAAAATGCACAAGATTACGCAGATGTTGATGGATATAGAGTATTCTTAGATAAGACAGGAAATGTACAAAGCGTAAGAGATAAAGACAATTTTGTGGTGAATGATGATGCCATAACAAAATCTATCACAGACACCTATAATAATGGTAAATCAAAGTACAAGACAAAAGTTGATTGGTTCGATGGTGAACAAGTTTTAAATCAATCATCTAAGGTAATTGGCGATATGCTTGTTATGATGGCAGAAGCAGGTGGTATTGGTGCAGTTGTTAAAGGTTCTGGCAAATTATCAGGTTCAGCAAGGTTATTGACACTTGCAGAAAATGCAAAATTAACCACATCACTTGCAGTTATCACACAATTGCAAAACGAGTTAATGAATGATGCGATTGATAAAGGAATGTCAAAATCTGATGCTGCCAAATATGCGGCTGTATCTGGTGCAGGTGTTGCAGCAATAAGTCTTATCAATCCAATGGAAGCGAAGTTTTTGCAGAACATTAGAAACGTAAGAGGTCTTGCATCCGAAGAAATAACATCATTCCTTACTGGCAGAACAACACTTGCTGATTTAACAAAAAAAACGGTAACAAATATTATAGGAAACTCTATTCCAGAAATAGCAGAAGAACAGTTTTTTGAACCTATTTTACAAAACAATATCAATAACGCTTACAAAAGCAATATCTCACCAGATGAGAAGTTTGATAATACTGATATTTTAAGTAAAGAAAATCTATCACAATCAGTAATAACAGCAGCAACTACATTCTTACCAAGTGTTGTTGAATCTACAAGAGGAATGAATGGCAATAATTCTAAATTAAGGATTCTTGAAAATCCTGAAAATTGGATGGCTATAATTGATAAAAAGAAAGAATTAGGATTAATAGATGACGAAACATATTCGGCAGAAGTTGGCGCAATGAAAAGCGCAAAGAAAAAGTTTGATGCTTTAAAAAACGAAATACCATTGCCAAAACGTGGTGAATTAACATCGTTGATTACAGAAAAAGTTGCTATTGAAAATAAAATTAAAGAAGCACCAGAACTCAAAGCTAAATACGAAAAACAGATTGAAATTATTGATGGTAAGTTAGGCGATTTGCTTAATGGGAAATCTATAAATACATCTACAGTTGGTGAAGCAGTAGCAGAAGAAGGCAGCAACATTGTAACAAAAACAGATACTGAAATAGCAAATAAAATCAGTAAGTCTGGAATGGAATCTTTAACTCCAGAAGAAAAAGACTACTATACTGTTCAAAAAGAAAACATTGATAAAATAATTGCTGGTAGTGTACAAAATACTACAACAAAAACACCACAAGAACAAGTTAACAATGAAGTCAAAACGCCAACAAATACTGTATCTAATGGAGAAACTACAACTCCAGATAACATCAATAAAGGGAGTGAAGTTGCAGCAGCCAATGACGTTGGAACAAGTCAAACAGAAGTTAACCAAACAGTAGAAAACATTACACCACAGACTGACTTATCAGAAACAGAAAAACAAGATTTAGTTAAATCATTAAACAAAGAGCAAACATTACAATTCGCTAAACTTAAAACACCACAAGAGAAAATAGCATACCTACAAAACATTAAAAACAATGAGCAAAAGAATACAACTACACCAATTGAACCTCTTAACGCAGGGCAAGGACAAGATAACAGCACAGCAATACCAACAGTTGAACAAAACAGTCAAGGATTGGGAAGCGGAAATGGAAAAGGAGTATTGTCCGACCAAAAAGAAGTTCAACAAGATAATGAAACAGAAAAACAAATCGCAGAAGTAAAACAAGTTATCCAGGAATTGGAAGCAAATCCAAATAGTCCATTTGCTAAGTTGGTAAATTTAGATGAGCAGAAACAAAAGTTGGCTGAATTAGAAGCGAAAAATGCAAAAGAAAAAGGCACTACCGAAGTAACACCTACATCTACTAATCAACCTGAAAGTAACCCTGCATTAAGTGATGTAGAGAGTATTGAAAATAGAAATAAACAAACAGAAGCTAAAATAAAAAATAAAGGATTATTCTTAGCAAAGTATGGTGAAAATAAGCAAGATAATAAAGGCTTAATTGAACAACCAACTACCTACTCTAAAAAATACGATGCCAACGAAAGTGAAGCAGAAGCATTAACAAGATTAACGCAAGGTGTATCTGATTTACCGAAAGAACAACAACAAGTAGAAATTGAAAAACGTGCTAAAGAACATGCTACTGAATACCAAAAGTATTTAGATAATAATCCTATTTCAGAAAATACCAAAAAACTACCAAGAGTTGCCAAATTCGAGCAACAAACAGCCAAAGCCATGCAGGATATTATTGATAATCCTAACAAATGGAATAGCAAAAAAACTAAATCATTTGAGAATGGTAGTCGCATAGATGAGAATGGCGATGTTATGAGTGAGCAGATGTATATTGATTTAAAAGAGAAAGTTAAATCACTTCGCAAAGAAAATAACCTTGACGAAATTGCAAAGATTAATAAGGCACCAAAGCAATATTATGATAATAATTTCAAACAAAATTCACAAATTTTAGATGAAATAAAATCAAAAAACCTTACCCATGTAAGAGGTAAAAACATGGGAGAAAACCAAGCATTAGGCACGTTTGTGTCAACAGAAAAAGGCAACCGATACGAAACAGCAGACAACAAAGCAGTTCAAGTAGAGGTTGATATACAAAATCCATTGGTAGTTGATAATGGCGACTTTGGGTTAGTAGCAAAAAGACAAGAAATACTAAATGCAAACAGAGATAAATTTGACGAAAATCATACTATTGATTACCAAAAATTACCAACAGGAAGATTAACACTTGACGACTTAAACGATAGTGGTATTAAGAAACTTGCAGAATTAACTACCGCAGAACTAAAATCACAAGGTTACGATGGAATTTATTTCAGAGAAAGCAATACACAAGAAGGAGAACTTGTTGTGTTTGACAAAGGAAAGGTTAAATTTAAAGAAAATATTATTAACTTAGTAGAAGATAACGCAGAAAATGAACTCGCAAACAAAAAACTCACAGAGCAAGATAACATTGAGCAAGAGCCAATTATCAAGGATATTGAAGGCAAAGCAGAAGGCAATAATGAAGCTGAACTCAATGAAGTTGTCAAAAAATCAGAAGAATTAATTAATAACGCATTGGATGTTGTTAATGTTCCTATTTCAGAAATAAAGACAAACGAGAATGAGTACCAAGGAAGAAAAAATAAATTTTCTGAAAGAAGTGCGAATAAAGTACACAAGCAGTTCGACAAGAACAAGTTTAATCCAATTATAGTCTATAAACACCCTGATGGAAACACTTATGTTTTAAGTGGACACAGTCGCCTTGAAGGTATGAAAAGACGAGGTGAAAAAAACATACCAGCTTCTTACTTTGATGGAACAGCACAAGAAGCACAAATTTTTGCTAAAAATTCTAATAAATTAGGTGCATTACAAACAGATTTAGAAAACGCAAACTATTATCACGAAGAAATTAAAAAAGGAAGAAGTTATAATTCTATTTTAGAAGAAGCAAAAGAAAATGAACAAGATGGTAGTGCTAAAAAAATAGTAAGTCTTGCACACCTAAATCCGAATGGAAAGACAATGGATGCTTTAGAAAAAACAGAAAATTCAGAAAGTGATGGTGGCAGAAATATAACAAACATTGGAATTAAAATAGGACATATTAGAGCATTGAACGAACACATAACAGATGCTCACGAAAATGAACTATTTGAATACATGATGAAAGATGAAGATAATATTCCTACTGATAAGGAACTAGCAGACCAAAACAATCCAATAAATAGAAGTATAAATTCCGTTAGATTTGACAATAAGCAACCATTAAATCTTGATAAATTTCAAAATAAAAGTGATACAAGAATACAATGGGAAGCTGAAAAAAAAGAACTTGAACAACAAGTTGCCGAAATAAGAAAAGATGTAAATCCAAGTAAAAAAACAGGATGGACAGGACTTAAAGAAAAGGCAATCGCATCAATAGCAAAAGATAAATCAGTAGATGCTATAAATCAAGCAGAAAAAGATTTCAACAATAACGTAAATGGCATAAAAGATAACTACCAAAAATTACTTGAAAAAAAACGAGATGAATTAATTGCAGTATCTAATAAATTAGCTAAACATTTATTGTCCGAAAAGAATCTTATTGAAGGTGAGAAAAACCAACAATCATTATTCCAATCCACCGACAAATCATTCCAAACCATATCACCAGAATCATTCACAAAACTTTTAGACACACTAAAAAAGGCATTTCCAAGTATTAAAGTATTCTCGGACAAAAAACAACTAGAGGAAAAGTTAAATAAATACAAAAGTAAGATTGATTTACGCACACCAAACGGCACTATCTACGGTGCTAAATTTCCTGATGGCACAATATACCTAAACACAGATAATCTTAACGCAAACACACCAATCCATGAGTACGGACACGTTTTTGAACAGATGTTTCCAACTGAATTTGAACGTGGTAAATTGATGCTTAGAAACTCTGAACAAGGCAGAAAGTTAATTGCTGAAACTAAAGCAAATCCTGCATACAAAGGACTTACACAAGCACAAATTGAATCAGAAGCATTAGTAAGAGCAATTGGCGACAAAGGCGAAAGCATATTTAATTCAAATCCAACTTTATTAAAGAAATTCCAAGATTGGTTAAGTGATATATTTGCAAAACTTGCAGATAAGGTTGGTAGAGTAACAGGAATTAAATCATTGCAATTCACAGCAGATACAAAACTTGATAATTTTACAAAACAAGTAGTTGGCGAGTTGTTAGGTGGTAAGTCATTAGAAAAGAATACTGGCAATCAAACAACAAAAGAAAAAACAATACGCTTTCAAGGGAAAGATATTAAGGTAAAAGAAATTAATGGCGGTGCAGAAGTAGTAAACGGATTTTATTCTCCATTAGAAAAAATAATTGGTGAAACAAAATTCGATAAATTACCTGCAAAACAATGGTTAGATAAATTTGGGAAAGGCGATGAAGCGAAATGGACAGGATTAACAGATTGGTTAAGTTCACAACAAGGTTCAGTATCAAAAGCAGATATACAACAGTATCTTAAAGATAATAGAATACAAGTTGTAGAAGTCGTGAAATCAGAAAATAATAGAATTGCATCCGAAGATGAAATATTAGATGCTGTCTATTCAAATGATTGGGTTGAATTAGGCAATGGGGTAAGAGCTAAAGGAGATGTTGGTGGATTTTCTATTGTAGAAATTAATGGGAATAGACAAAGGCTTCCAAGAGTAGAAGCTGAAAATTTAATAAATAAAAAACTATCAACAAAAGACCAATCAACCAAATTCTCACAATACCAACTAGAAGGTGAAAAAGAAAACTACAAAGAGGTACTGGTTACGATGCCGACAAAAATCAGTAAAGCAAAAGCTATTCAAAAAGAAAATGGTAATTGGGTTATAAAATATCCAGATGGTACAACTTCTTTTGCCGAATATAAATCAAAACAATTTGCAGAAAAAGACATACAAGAAGGCATTAAAAACAAAGGTGAAATTAAAAGAACTGATGAATTTAAATCCTCTCACTTTGACGAACCGAACATACTTGTACACCTAAGAATGAATACTCGTACAGATGCCAATGGTAACAAGGTTTTATTCTTGGAAGAAGTACAATCGGATTGGGGACAGAAAGGCAAGAAGGAAGGGTTTAGCTTAACAAGCGAAGAAAAAAGCAAACTAATAGAAGAACATAGAGGCGTTCTTGCTGAATTACAAGATATAGATGTAAAAATAATTGAAGCAGTTGATAATATAAATAAAAACATATTAGAATTAACAGAAAGAAAGCAAGAATTATTAGACAAATCAGAAAAACTAAAAGACCAAATATTTAAAAATAAAGCACAGCAAGCACCATTCGTAACAGACACAAACGCATGGACTAAACTCGCACTCAAGGTTGCACTCAAAGAAGCGGTAAAACAAGGAGCTGATAAGATTACATGGACTACTGGAGAACAACAAAATGAAAGGTATGATTTGAGTAAGCAGGTGCAATCAATTTCATATGAAAAGAAAAGTAAAGAGTTTTCATCAAAAGCACAAGAGAAAGGACAAGACCTATATTCTTTATACATTGAAACAAAGGAAAGTGGGTATGAGCAGTTTGATGACTTAACTATAAGCGAAGTAGAAGGATATGTTGGAAAAGATATTGCTAACAAGATACAAAACAATGAAGGGAATAAAGAAAATCTTGACACTTCAAAAGGAAACAAAAAAGTAAACAAACTAACAGGAATTGACCTAAAAGTAGGCGGTAAAGGAATGAAAGGCTTTTACGGCTCACCAACAGAAGGAAGTTTAGGCATAGTAGGTAATGTAGCAAAGAGTTTGTTTAAGCAAGAACCGAAAACGGTGGAAATTGTTCAAGAAGCAGAAACATGGGAAGTGGTAGCAGATGGCGAAGTTATAGAAACATTTCCATCAGAAAAAAAAGCACAACTATTTGTAGATGAAGGCGATTTTTCTGGATATAATATTTCAGAAGATGCTGATATATATTCAAGAGCAAAAGGTGATTATACAGACACTTCTACCCAACACTCCATAGACATAACACCTGAACTAAAAGCAAGTGTAGAAAGCGGGTTGCCACTATTCCAATTCTCACCAAGCGAACTTCAACCAAAGGTAGAAGAACTTAGAAGTTGGGATTTAACAGATGCAGAAATTCGTGATTATTTACTAGAAGCTGGAAATACCACTGAACAGATTGATGAAGTGCTAGGGAAAGAAGTGTTTGGTATCAAAAAAGCTACTGTTCCGCAAGATGTAATTGATAGTATTTCTATTGACAAGAAATCTAAGAAAGAAATCTATGAAACAGGAAAAGAAAACGTGCAAAATGGAATCGTAGAACCTAAACAGTTGGTCCAAGATGTATTAAATGGCAATACGCTTGTACTGGATGCAAACCAAATAGCTGCACTAATTTATTATCGCGCACAGATAGATAACAAACTAAAAGAATCTACCGAGAAACTAAAAAACAATGATGGCGACTACTATCAATTAAAAGCCAACCATGATGTTTTATTGCAAGAAGAAGCAGACTACCACGAAATGGCAGTTCGCACTGCTTACAATCAATCCATTGCATTTAGCATGCGTAAACTATTAGTAGATAACGAATACAATGCACAAGCACAAATCAATAAATATAAAGCTGTAAATGGTGGTGAAATATCTGTAGAAAAAGAGCAAGAGTTTATAAAACTAGCAGAACAATACAAAGATGCTACCGATAAGATTACCGAACTTGAAATTAAAATTGCTGAATATGAAGCACAGCAAGCCATAAATGCAATTGCAGAAGATAAAAAACGATTAACACCAACAAAATCTGAACGCAAAAAGAAATCAAGAGATTTAATTGCACAAGGATTAGAGGATTTAGCACAATTACTTGGTTCCATAAAAATGGCAGAGGGAAATACCATGCCACAATTAACAAAAGCACTTTCTAAAATTGGGAAAGGTTTAATTGAATCAGGTGCAGCAACCATTGAAGATGTATTCGACAAAGTAAAAGAAAAAGTAAAGGAAAAATTTGGCGACAAAGTTAATGTTGATAGCTATAAAGAGCAAGTTATTACTGACTTGAAAAACATTTACACTAAAGCAACCATTAAAGATGGAAAACTGCAAATATCAAATGCTTTAATTAAAAACTTAGTAGAAAATGGCTACAACACAGTAGAATCATTAACAGGTAAATTAAAAGAAATCATTTCTGAAAATATTCAAGATGTTACTGATAGACAAATACACGATGCAATTACAAAATATGGACAGTCATTTAAAACAAGAGAAGAAATTGACAAAGAAATCACGAAGTTAAAACGCATCATGTTATTGACTTCTAAAATTGAAGATGCAAGAAATAAAAAAAGACCACAGAAAACTGGATTTATACGCGAAGAAGCTACACCAGAAGAACGCGAAATGCAGAAAGAATTAAACGAACTGTTAAAAGACATTCCACTTGACAATGTTGATACAGAGAAAGTATTTAAAACTGCATTGGATAAGGTTAAAAAACGTTTGCAAAACCAAATTAAAGATTTAGAGAACCAAGAAAAAACAGGCATTAAAGAGCCACAGAAAAAAGGTATTGAGTACGATGAAGAAGCAAATAATTTAGTTAAACGTAGAGATGAGTTAAAGAAAAAACTTGAAGATATTGCTGGACAAACAGGTGTATCTTATGAGCAACGAGTAAAAACAGCATTGCGTAGTGTAAAGACAGCAATTGCAGAATACGAGCGTAGAATCGCTGAAAATGATTTCAAACGTAAAGAGCAAAACAAACTTACACCAACACCAGAATTAGCTGCTGAAAAAGAAGCATTAAAAAAACTGAAAGATACCTACCAAGCAATGCGTAAAGATTCTGACGAAGCAGAAGCAGAACGAGCAGCAAACTACAAAAAATCTTTACAAAAAAGTATTGATGAGTATAAGCGTAGAATTGCTGAAAAGGATTTTGTTCCAAAAACAAAAAAACAATCGCCATTCGATGAAGAAATAGGCAAATTAAAACAAGAACAAGCACAGATAAAATTCAAGTTTGAAAAAGAGCAAGAACTAAATAAGATAGCAAACAGGACAACTACTGAAAAGATAAAAGATGGCTTATTAGGTATTTTTAACATTCCACGAGTTTTAAAAACTACCATTGACTTATCGGCACCATTCAGACAAGGTGTACGCTTAATGGCTGGACATCCAATTGAATTTGCAAAAGCATTCTATAAAATGCACAAACTAGCATTTAATAAAGATGCGTATGATAAATTTATAGCAGAGATTGTATCTTCTGATAAATATGCGTTGATTAAAGCATCAGGACTTTCTATAACAGATGCAACAGGCGCACAGAAAGCAAGAGAAGAACAGTTCTGGAATAATATAATCAGTAATACACTTGAAAGTAGCTTATTAAATAAAGTAACATTTGGTTTGGCTAAGAAGTTTGACAACATAACTTTTAAAGCATCAGAAAGAGGTTATTCTGGATTTATTGACATGATGCGATTGAATGTGTTTTTAGATGCAGTAAAGGTAATGGAACGACAAGGTATCACCTTTGAAAATAACAAAGAAGCATATAAGGAACTGGCAGCTTATGTAAACGCTGCAACAGGTAGAGGTGACACAGGCAGAATGGGACAACGTACAATGGAAATTTTAAATACTGCATTTTTCTCACCTAAGTTTATGAAATCATTATATGATTACGTTCGCTCTGTAACAAAGGCAGCAACAGGCGCAGGAACAGAATTACCACCATCAGTAAGAAAAATGATTGTAAAAGATTTTATTGGATTTATTGGTGTTGGTTATATGTTATCAGCACTAGCACAAGCAGCAGTTAAAGGCAATGACGATGATGATGAGAAGGGTTTAGAATTAGATGGAAGAAGTACTGATTTTATGAAAGTAGTATCAGGCAAAACTAGATATGAAATGTGGAGTGGATTTCAACCAATGGTAAGAACAATTTGGCAATACATAACAGGCGAATCAAAGTCAACTAAAGATGGTTCCATAAAAAAAGTGGATGGTAGCGTGTTTGGTGGTAGAGATAGAAATGATTTAATAGTTCAATTCTTTGGCAATAAATTATCACCAAATGCAGGATTCCTTTATAAATGGAACTCTGGAAAAGGTTCAGACTTTGAACCATTTGATGCTAAAAAAGAACTTAAAAATATGTTTATTCCAATGTCTATTGATTTATTATCAGAAGAAATAGCAAATGATGAAAAAACATCAAAAATTATTATTGATATGATTTTAAATAACTATGGAGTGAGTGTTAATAATCAATACGATGCAAATAAGACAAAAGAAACAGATGATTCAAAAGACAAAGAAAATAAAGTAGACAAAAAAAGAAGAGAAAGAAAACAGAACCGCAACAAGAGAGATTAAAAAAGTGCCACAATCAAGTGGCACTCCAGCAGTAGGTAATCGTTAAAAATCAAATTACTTCGACACAAATATAATGACGAATTTGCAATAATACAAGCAAAAAAGTATAAATTTGATATTTAAAGTATCAAAAAGATACATTATGAGTAAAATTAAGTACGATACTGACATAAAAGGTGATTTTTTGGAGAAATATCCAAAGCTAAAATCTATTGGAAATAGTGTTGATTTATCCACTAACAACATAGAACTAGATAAATTATTTAGATACATCGTTTATTATTATAGTACGTGGTCCTCGTTGCACACAGATATTCCAGAGTTTACACAAAGGAAAAAACATGCTCTATCAAAGTACAAAATAAACGCAGCTAAAATAAATGACGAAGCGTTCCAAAAGATAGAAGCAGAACTTGCTTACAACTACATGATTATTGAAAATGAAGCAGAATTTACCTATTGGATTTCAATAACTACATTTTTTCATAAGGCATGTTCAAACATTATGAATACAGATAAACTTGCAAGTAACGACTTAAAAGAAACTATTGCGAGTTCTGATAATTTAGAAAAACTGTTGAGCAAGATCACAATGCTTAACAAAAAGCTATTTGGAGATATTGAAGGGTTTAAAGAATTAATGCAAGAGAAAACAAGCAAGGCAGGATTTGCTGAACAATACGCAGAATAATGTTATATACTGATAAATATACAGACTATGAAACATTTGCAAACATTGGCGAATACACAGTTCCATTTCCTAAAATGCCACCTAAAAACCAAATCATAAACTATGGTTTGCCTATTGAAAAGCAGAAATTCATTCACACAGAATATGAAGTAAACGGACATAAAATTTATGCTTACCAATTAAAGAAAAGCATTTGGAATAAATTATCTGCAACACAACAAAATGAAATAGCAGCAAAAGAATGGCACAGAAGAAAGCATGGTCAATGGTATTTCATAAAAGGAAAAACAGTTTATATTCCTGGTAATCATTATTTCTTTCTAAACTACTACACTTTTGTTGATGGCACAAAACCACAGTTTTGGGATTCGCAATGGTTTTCATTCCTATTAAAAGATTGGGCGTTCCATCATCCAAAAATTACGTGCAAAATAAAAATCAAAGGTAGACGTGGTGGTGGTACAGCAGAAGATATTTGTTGCGAATTGGATTATACTACTCGATACAAAGGTAGTATTTCTGGCATGATGAATAAAAATAAAGATGAAGCCAAGAAGATTAATTTCGATCCAATGGTTCAAGCATTAGTCAATCTACCAGAGTTTTTTCAACCAAAAAGAAGTGGTGAACTAAAACCACAAGCAGAGATAACCTTTTCTCCACCATCTAAAAGATTGACACACAAAAACTTTGCAGAAGATGAAACGGAGTATGACAATGAAGAATACCTAAATTCAAAAATAAACTACATTGCAACAAGTGAAGTTGGTTATGATGGTGGTGGTATGCGTTACATTCTAATTGATGAGATTTTTAAATGGGCGAATGTATCACCAATAAAAGCTATTGAGATACAATCTCTTTGTGTTATGGATGGCGGACAAAAAAATGGCATTAAAGATGAATTTGGAAATGTAAAAAAATATGCTGGTTTATTATCTGCATTATCATCTGTTGAGGAAATTGATGACGACCAAATACAAGAAGTTAAAAAACTTTGGGAAGCATCAGATCCAAAAACATGCACCACTAATACAATAAGCTCTACTGGTGCCATACGCTATTTTGAACCATTTTATTTTGGATTAAAAGGATATGTTGATGAGTTTGGGTTTAGTGAAACAGACAGAGCCATCACAGAATACAGAGAAAGAGAGCAGCAGATTAAGAAATCTAAAGGTAAAAAATCAGCACTCGATTTCAGAAGAAAGCATCCAGAAACTATTGAACAAGCAATTACGCCAAGTGCAGTAGGTAGTGTATTTAATATCGAAATTCTTACCAACGCGCGCAATAACTACTTTAATAAATTGCCAGATGATTTAAAACCGATAAGTGGAAAATTAGAGTGGATAGAAAAATTTGTATCTGTAAAATGGGTGCCACTACCAGGTGTAGAATTATACGAAGCACCATTTATTTGTAGCTATGTTCCAAACAACAATGAGAAAAATGCAATAACATACAGTACTGCAGACAATAGCTTTAAGCCAAACAACTATGGTAAGTTTACGATTGCAGTCGATCCAATCAACCACAACATAGACGAAACAAGCCAAGAAAGTAAATTGTCGAATGCAGCATTTAGAGTGAAACGTGAATTGGATTTAATAATTGATGGTAATAAATTCAATGAAGATGGAGAGCCAATAAATTTTGGTGAAGGATTTGAAACGAACAGAACAGTAATGCACTACTGTTATAGACCAGATCGCGCGGACCAATTCTTTGAAGCGGTAGCAATGGCTGCAATATTTTATGGTTCACCAGTTTTGATGGCTGCAACATCACAGTTAATGAAGAAGTATTTTGTAGAAAACAAGATAGGTAGCTTTTTAATAGATTCTGATGGTAGGCAAGTAACGCCAAAAACGCTACATACTGCAGGTTGGAAAGAATCAACTGAAGCAAAAGACCAACAGTTTATTGCAACAGACAACTACATTGGTAAATATGGACTTGCTGAAAGACATATTGAATGTATTGAAGATTTATTAGTGGTAAATAAAAAGAATTTAACACATCACGATTTAAGCGCATGCTATACAATCAGCGAGGTTGCAAGTACATTATTTGCAAAGAAATTCAATAAGCCACAAACACAAAGCGATTTCAAAAAAGTTGAAATAAGAAGAAAAATAATTAGACCAGGTAAATTAAGAGCATCATGGAATTAACAGGAAGAATACAAGGATATTTTCCTTATCACGAGGTTTCACCAACTGATAAAAAGACGAAAAATTACATCTTAAAATGCAATAACTTTATTGATAGTGCAAAGGATTCTATTTCTGATGCTTTTAAAGAGGAAATCAGACAAAATAGGTTATACATTGAAGCTATCCAAGATACTGATATTTACATGGAACGCTATGGTTTAAAAAAAGGATTAAACAACGAATGGGTTGATTATTCTGATTTAAACTTTTCACCAATTGGAATACCACGTGTAATTTTCAATGCTCTATATTCTAAATTAAACTCTATTCACTCAATAAATAGAATTGAATGTAGAGATGAATTTTCTGCTGCACTAAAACAAGATAAAATTATTGAATATAGAACCAAAGCAAAACTTGCAGAACCTATTAAAGAAATTACAGGCATAGATATAAAAGGAGATAAGTACATTCCAGAAAATGAGATTGAATTAGATGTTTACCAAAGAATGGGTGGAATGGCTACTGCTGTTGAAATCACATTGCAAGAATTATTAAAAGAAGTAGATGAGCAAAACAAGTACAATATCTTTATAAATCCAGAGATAAACTATGAAATTATATGCTCTGGTCTACCTGCAACTCACAAAGAATATGCAGAAGATGGCAAGATTACTGAAACGCCTATCGATGTAACCAAGCTAAAAGTAATTGGTGGTAGAAAGAGAGATTATTCTGATGCTTCTGCATTTAGAATAGAAACACAAATGCCAACACAAGAACTTATCAATATGCTTAAATCATCTATGGTTAAAGGTGAATATGATGATATAGATATAGCATCAAGATTGACTAGAGCAAACTCAAAAGATGATTGCTCTGAAATCTATATCTACTACTGGCAATGCTATGATACCTACACCAAAGCAATAAAAGAGAAAGATGGAGTTAAGGTTATACGTTCTAGATCAAATGACAAAGAGGGCATTAAAACTAATGTACATAAATGGTATAAATCATATCGCGTAAAAGGAACAGATATTATTTTCAATGCTGGTGAATTACCAAATACAGTAAGAACTATCTGTAATACAACAGATAAAAAAGCACAATGTCCAATAACAATTCTTAGAGTAAAACCGTATCAAAATTCGATTAACACATCTATCATATCTGTTATTAAGAAGTTTGAAGATATGGCTGTAATGGCATGGTTGAAACTACAGAACGAACTCGCTAATGCAAAACCAAGCGGTAGAGAATACAACTTGACAGCAATGGCAAATGCTATTGATTTAGTTGATTTTAAAGATGTTCAAGAATCAATTGACTATGCAGAACAAACAGGTAATATTTATACAGCACAGAAAGATAATTGGGATGCACCTACAGGTGGTAGAGCATTTTCAGAAATACGTGGTGGTTTATCTGGTGCATTTACAGATTACATGGAAATTATTAAATTCTGTAAAGAGTTTGCACACGAAATATCTGGAATAACAGTATTAGATACTGGTGCCATACAGAACCCAAAAATATCAAACTTTGTTACCAAAGGTGCTATTGCTGGCTCTGACAAGGCAATTGTAGAATTACTGGAAACAAAACTATTCTTTATGCAGCTATCTGGAGAAAAGAAAATAAATATGGTACTAAAATATGCGCATCCAAATTGCCAAATTAAATATCCATACAAAACACAATTTTCAGAAGTAAAAGAGTTTATTGTCAATTTAATTCGCAAATCAACTATGATTGAAATTGGATTAAGAATTGAACAAGATTTATCAGAGGAAGAACAAAATCAGTTAATAGCTGAAATGATTGCACTATCACAAAATTATCGTGATGGAAATGGAAACGCAGGTATCACGCCAATAGAGTTGATACACTTTAAAGATATGGTTAAAAATGGAAATTCTAAGTTTGCAGCATACATGCTTGGTGTATTACAAGAAAAACGCCAAAAAGATAGATTGCAAGAACAACAGATGTCAATGCAACAAAATGCAGAAACACAACAACAAAGTAATCAGATTGCTATAAACGGAAAATTAGAAGCTGAAAATCAAAAACTGCAAGCACAACTGCAGAAGATACAATTAGAAAAAGACTTGGAATTGAGAAATGATATGACGTTGAAAGGAGCAGACCAAATGCAACCACAAGGTTAAATGTCTTTTATCTTTAATTCTTTTGCCATTTCTTCTAGTTTCTCATAGAGTTTTTGTGATCTACGTTCTTTTCTAAACTTGGTATCTGTGAACTACCCACCCACGCCAAAGGCGATGGGTTGGGCTTCAAGGGTCATCACTTCTACCATTGTAGACAGTTTACCTTGATTTTTCCTATCCGTTCCAGATAAGATATTTTTTAATGCAAATGATTTAATATTTATGGCAGCATTCCAATCTCTCGAAACTACTTTACCACACTTAGGACAAAACCATTCCCTATCAGATAGTTTTAGGTCTTTGTTTATGTATCCACAATTTGCGTGTAGTTTTGATGAAGGTTCAAATCTGCCAATTTTCAGAATGTTTTTGCCGTACCATTCTGCTTTGTATTCCAACATAGTTACAAAAGTTGACCAACCAGCATCAATTATTGCTTGTGCAAGGTTGTGGTTCTTTACCATATTGGAAACTGCTAAATCTTCAATAGCTAAACTATCGTGGTTCTTGATTAGTTCGCTTGAAGTTTTGTGTAGAAAATCTTTTCTTTGGTTAGCTACTTTTTCGTGGAGTATTGCTAACCTTTGTTTTGTTCTTTTCCCTTTGTGCTTAGAATATTTACGTTGTACATATTTTAATTTACTTTGTGCTTTACGTAGGAATTTAGGGTTATCAAATTCTTTACCATCAGAAGCAACTAAAAAAGTTTTAATTCCTAAATCTATTCCCGCTGTTGTTTTTTCTTTAACCTTTGCTTTGGATTTTATAGCTTCTCCAGTTTCACAAAGTATAGAAACAAAGTATTTTCCAGTAGGAGTTCTGCTAATTGTAGCCTGCCTTATTTCACCTTTGATAGGGCGATGCAAAACAATGTCAATCCCTTTTTTGAATTTAGGAATGATTAATTTATCATTTTCTAAAAGAACATTTTGCGGTATATTAAAACTACCTCCGTTTGATTTCTTTTTAAACTTTGGAAAACTATTTTGCCCTTTAAAAAAGGCTGTGTATGCCTTGTCTAAGTTCGTTATTGACTGCTGTAATGATTGGCTATTTATTTCTTTAAGCCATTCACATTCAGTTTTTAGGTCTTTTAGTTGGCTATGTAAGGCAAAACAACTTAAATTAACCTTATTTCCAGCCCAAGCCACTTGCTTACATTCTAAAGCTAAATTATACACAAACCGACTTGCCCCAATATGCTTATTAAGCAAAATGGACTGTTCCTTTGTTGGAGATAAACGGTATTTAAAAGCCTTTAACATCAATTATAAATATCTGCAAATATACAAAAGTTTAAAGAAATGACAAAATTTATTTAAAATAATTATTAGCCTTGTGTTGGGTCGCTTTCATCCCACCCACAGCAAAGCTGATGAGTGGGCTTTCGCTCCATTAATGTAAAAATACTACTTAATATCGTAATTAGCAATATTAACACCACTTAAAACCGAGATATTTTTCTATGATGTTTTTATTTTCTTTGATTGGTATAGAAGTTCCTCTTGCATACCTGGCAACCATTCTTTCATTTAATTGGATTTGTAGGTTTTCTTCTATTTTCCTGCATAGCCACGCTGCAGAACGTTCTCTAATTTTCAATTCTCTATCTAGGATAGTATAATATTGTATTGTAAAATTTAGCTTTTCGCAGAACTCATTAACGAGTGCATATTTTTGTTTTCTATTGAGTTTTTTAAAGCCAAAAATACCTCTTTGATACTCGAAATCTCTTATCATATAGATAATTTCTTTCTCACTTTTATCTGATTTTATCCAAAAAGAATTAATTCCTGCAAGTTGCACTAAAAAAATCATATCATAAAGATACAAAAAGTATAAAATTAATACTATCTTTGTTTAGCAGTATGTGATTTTATTTAAAAATGGATAAATGAAAAGACACCTAATACTGTTTATTGCGTTGTTATCATTGATAAATATTGGATATTCGCAATCTTTCTCAACAGCTACAGACAACACTTGTTTTATAACAATAACAACTCCACAAGGTACATCAATGGATGCACGAAAAGAATTATGTCGTGTTCATCAGTTTACTGATCGTGTTGATTTAATTACTGTAGATAATAATTTAGTTATATGCACATGGACAAAAGCACAAGCAATAAGCTATGGATATACATTAGAAACACTAGAGCAGTATTTACTATCAATTTTAAATGTATCATGCGGTGCAAGTTCAACACAAACACTTTCCATTTCTAACGATACATTAAGTATTAGTGATGGAAATAGTGTAGTATTGCCTAGTGGCTCATCTTCTGACAGCCAATCATTACACTTAGCTTTTTCAGATTCAATTCAATTATCAATAACACGTGGAAATTCAATAAAATTCGCTTATGCTATTGATTCTGTATCGTTAATTACAGATTCATTAATTGTATTTAAAGGTGGTGTAAGAAAATCATACGTTAAAAATACTGTATCATTTGCAAAAAATACATCTAAAGATTCTATTATACTTACTTTAAATGGCAATAGATACGCTGTAAAGGATTCAATAGGTAGCGGTGGAGGTTCGTCATCATTAAGTGGATTAACATCTGCAACAGGAACAAACACTATTGATAATGCTAATTATGGTAGCGAATGGCAATGGAACTCGCTTACAAGTGGTATTGGTTTAAAGTTAAGTTCTAATTCGACAGGCGCTATATCTAACAGCCAAACTCTATTTTCAGTTAATCAGAGTGGCGCAAATTCTAATAGCAATCAAACAACATATGGCGCTATAATTTCGAATACAAAAACAGGAAGCGGAAATACTTTAGGTATTGGATTAAATGTAATTGCAACGGGTACTTTACCAATAGGAATTAAAGTAGATGCAACAAGCGAGTGTATAAGAATGACAGGAGATTATCCTTATATGTCTTTTTATAGGTCTGGTGTTTTAAAAGCAAAAGTAGGTAATTTTATTACTACGGATGATGTATTTCGTATTCAAACACAGACAGCAGATGCTATCTATTTAGGCACTAACGGTAATAATTCGATTGTAATTGAAAATTCAAGATTTGGAATAAACATTAATCCCGCTTATCCGCTTCATGTAACAGGTACGCCTTATAATAATAGAATAGCTATGTTCTCGAATGGATTTCTTGAGTGTAATTATAACGGAAATTTTGGTTATGTACACAGCAGAGGTGGTAATTTTGGATATTTTGGCATAAATGGTTCTGGAAATTTAATAATAGGGTGCGATGCACTAGCTACTGGTGATTTAATGAGTTTTCACGCAACAAGACAGAACGTAGGTATAGGAACAATTACACCTCTTGCATCAGCTAAATTAGAAGTTAGTTCTACAACATCTGGATTTTTACCGCCGAGAATGACAGCTACACAGGCGAGTGCAATATCAACTCCAGCACAGGGATTATTATTATTTGTTAGCGACACAAACGGAACGTTTACTTCGGTAGGATGGTGGGGTTATAATGGTTCAACATGGGAAAAATTAAATAATTAAAAATGAAAAAAGTAATAACAATTTTAGCGGTGATTTTAGCTTTTACACAAACATTAAAAGCACAAACAGTTGATTCAACTGGCATAAAAGATAGCGTGGTAATTACGTTATCTATTCAGGCAAGAGATGTTGAGTACATTTCAGGGTTTATTTGGAATA